TTAACCCTAAAAGATAATGATTAAGTGCGGCGGCTGCTGAGCCTCGACCTACTCCAATTACACTTCCGGCTTCCCAGAATCTGTCAAAATAATGCTGAAGCAATACTGGATAACCGAACATATTTGTCCCTAATTTTTCTCCAATATAACTTTTAACATCAGCTTCATGTTCTAATTCATCTAAATATTCTTTCTTTGTGTCGAATCCTTTTTCCTTCATTCCTTCCCAACATTGATTAACCCAATATCTGTCAACCATATCGTCAGAAGTGAACATATTATATAAATGAGGATAATCTTTTAATTCTTCAACAGTTTTCTTTTCATAGTCTTTTACATCGACTTTTGGAATCGCCTGAGGTCTTGTCAAATGATAATCTTCAACCTTATCCAAAATCTCTGCTGTATTCGCAAACATCTCATCTACAAATTCTTTTGAAAAATCAGACGCTTTAAATTCTTCATAAAATTCTTCCTCATTGTGAAGATAACAAAACTCATAGAAATCATCAACTTCTCGGTCTCCTTCTTTAGAGTTCAAAAAACTTTTATGAATCTGTCTATCACTCTTTCTTAAATAATGCGCATCTGAAGTACAAATCATTTTAACGCCAAAAGCCTTACTTAAATTAACCATTCTTTTATTAACAGTTACTTGCTCTTTCGTTGTTCCTGGCTGAACCTCAAAATAAAAATCTTCTCCGAACAAATCTTTACACCACAAAACAAATTCAACAATTCTATTATGAGCTTCTTGTCTTAACTCTTCCGCTCCTAATCTTTCAGCTTTATCAAGAGCTAAAATAAGTTTAGACAATTCTCCACCAATACATGCTGTACTTGCAATTAAGTGGCCAGGATGTTCCCGCACAACATTTTCCAAATCACTTTTTAACGTATCTACTCTTGTCATAAAACCAGTGCTATATGACTGCATCCACGCAATAGAAGATAACTCTCTTAACTGATGATGACCAATATCATCTTTTGCAATTAAAATAAAATGAGGGTGAAGTTTTGCTGGCCTAACGTCTGTTAAATAAATTTCATTTCCCAACAAAATCTTTGGAGGCGTCTTACCTTGTCCCCGCAACTCCTCTGCATAAGTTAATGCTTTTAAATGTGCAGATAAAACTTCATGGTCTGTAATTGCTAAACCTTTCAATCCAATCTCTGTTGCATAATCTATTAAACTTTTAACACTATTGATACTATCAATCAATCGAATATTACTATAATCTGTATGACAATGGAGTTCTGCTCGTTTCATACTTTATTACCTCTCTTTTTATACTTATATTATATAATAAAATAAAATAAAAAACAAGGTGTCGCAGCTACGACACCGATAGTTCAATATATTCTTCCATATCAGATTCACTCATAAAAAGATAGCTTTTCTTTTCTGTTGAAGGTTTCGTTAATTCAAGAGTCAAATCAAAATACATATAATATGTTTGTCCCAATTCATTGATTAAAATCTTATTCCAAGCGTGGCGGGAACCGTCTAAGATGCCACGACAGATATAACATTCTCCGCCATCAAGTTTACACAAATCTCTAAAGAGATGCGACAAATGCCAACACTTCCCTTTTTTCTTTTGTATAAATGATAGCAAATCATCGTCTGTTTTTTCATACTCAAAGTTTTCAAGAATGTAATCAGCCAAGTCAGATTGTGTCGTTGGCATCTTGCCAAAGTTTTCCATTATCCAAATCTTTTTAACTTCTTGATAATACTCTTTTTCTCTTTTGTTTGCTTTCTCAATCTCATGTCTAATTAACGCTTTCCTATCTTGTGGAAATAAATCTAAAGCCTTTAAAACGATTGGTGAATATTTAATACCTAAGTCATCTTCATCAATAATCTGCAACAAGATGTCAATTTGCTCTTGTGCAGATTCAATTTCTTCTTTCAAAGAAGCATTTTCTTTTTCTAAATATTCTACTACGTCCATTGGTTTTTCTCCTTAATCTTTTAAAATAATAACAGCCTTTTTTGAAGCTCTTGTTACTGCGGTATATAACCACTTTTTATGCTCTTCAGGAGAGAAAGGAAATTTCTCCTCAATAATTAAAACCTTATCCCACTCACTACCCTGAGCTTTATGACAAGAGATAGCGTATCCAAATTGAAATTCTTTTGGTGGATAGACTTTCATTCTCTTAGGAAGTTTTCTCATTTTAAATAAAGTCTGCTGGTCAAGAGTGTTCTCACCAGTAAACAAATATTTTTTATCCACATTCAGCGCGGGAAACGCATCACCATCTTCATCTCCATAGACTCTATAAATTTGATATGGTTTACCGCCTTGTCCTTTTATATTTCTAGGAACAAAACGAGTATATTCCTCAACTCTGTTTGTTTCAAGAATTGTTCCATTGATAAGAGGAACCTCATTAAAACTAAGAGTATCCCATTCATTCTTTACGCAAATAAGTTTCTCACCGCACTCAAGACGATTCGGGCTGTAGCCATTGAGTTCCCGCACAATATTGTTCAGCTCAATTCTTTTCTTATTCGTTGCGGTGATAATCTGGTCTGCCCACTCTAACATTCCTGTTGTTAAGTCACTAGCATGAAAAATTTGAACATCTTTTCCATGATAAGGCTTTAGCTTTACACCCATACGAATATCTGTTGCAACTTTAATAATATCAGAGTCTAAGGCCTGGCGCATAATTTCTGTTAATCTTACGTGAGGATAGTCTAACAAATGAGAATCTGAAGTTTTATCAATAGGTGGTAACTGATTTTCATCTCCCAAGAAAAGCACATGACAATGATAATTCATAATCTGTTTGAACATGCTGTCTGGAAGCATACCACACTCATCAATAACCAAAAAGGAATATTCTAAATGGTCTTTTGGCTTAAAGAAAAATGTTCCATCTTCTTGTGGATAAGCCTGATACAATAGTTTGTGTAGAGTAGAAACATTTGCATTTCCCTTTTGTTGTAAAACCTTTGCCGCCTTACCTGTAAAAGTTGCATAGCAAACATCTTCTGGGTTTAAACCACACTCATCAACCAACTTTTGAATTGCATATTTGATTGTAGTGCTCTTTCCAGAACCGGCCGGCCCAGAAATAACTGTATATTTCTCTCCATCTACATATCTTTTGACGATAGCATCAAGAGCTTCCTGTTGTCCTTTAGTTAATTCCATCTTTTGCCTCCTTCATCAATCTAATAATTTCTTCATTCTGTTCAATAATCTTATCATTCTGCAAAATACTTTTTTCATTTTCTTCCATAATAATAAAGTTTTCATTATGAAGCTGCTCAATCTCATTCACTAATGCTTTAAAAATAATATCAATAAATTCAGAATGGTCTTTGTTTGCTTTAATCCCTCTCTGTTGTTGGAAGAAACTGACAAGAGATAACACATCAAGCAAACCGAACTCATCTAAGTCTTGTTGAAATCTGTCATTTAAACTTTTCATTTCTAATTCCTTCTTTATTTTATATATAAATTATACTGTAATTTTTAATAAAAAACAATAAAATGGGAATTGGATTCAAAAATTTCCAAAACCCATTTTTCATTTGAAATTACGGCCATTAACGCTCCGAGCAAACCTCACACATCTGAACAACTAAAAGTTTAACCAGCCGTCTGCGGGAACCTTCTTGGTGGCTTTTTCGACAATCTCATAATCCTCTAAGAGAATTTGTGCTTTTTGCATACCGTTAAAGTTGTTGATTGAACATCTGCCGACAAGATTCATATAAAGATTTTTCCCCTCTAACTTTTCAATCTCATCTTCATGTACAAAGAATTTCATAACTTCAAAACTTCCGCAGTTAATCTTCATTGTGTTTGTTCTTTTCTTAAAGAATGTTAATGTGCTATTATTTACCGGCACATTTTCAATAGCAACATACGCTTCTGGAAAACCTGTTCCCCATCTAATATTCATACTAGCAACATCTTTAATGACGTGACTAGCTGAACTATCTTTAGCGTCTAAAATGAAATCTACATCATAAGAAGATTCATCATTTACATCTTTTAAAATTTCATTCAGTTTAGATAAAAATTCATCTTTTTTAGCGGCTGGAATACCAACACCAAACGCTCCCTGATGACCACCAACGAAATCAACAACTCCAGTTGATTCGCACATATCCTTAAATTGTTTTACCCCAGTTCTGTCACAGCCTCTAGCAGAACCCGCATAATGAATCCCATCTTCTTCTTTGTGCGCTGTAAGAATACAAACTGGCTTCTTATATGCAGCAGATATTTTGTTGCCAAGGAGGCCCGCAATATTCTTTTCAACTGTTCCTGGTTCTAAAGTGAACAATAGAACCTTATTCTCCATCATATTATCTTTTTCAATCTTATCTTTAATTTTCTTCAGTCCTTCTTCTGTCGCTTTCTTTTGTCTGTTCTTTACAGATTCAGCCACTCGAATAGCCTGTGTAACAACAGTTTCAGATTCTCCTTTGTGCCCTCTCTTGGTTGAAGGAACAATCTCAAAAGCCTTATGGTTTAACATTGACCTAAATAAAATATCTTTTTCTTCTGGTTTTCCACTTCTTGTCATAGCATTAACAAAAGGTGCCACATAAAACGCTACGGAAATTGGAGTTAATTCTTCTCCTATTGAATAAGCATTTTTATGAATCATAGCGTCGATAAAAGGATTGTGAATTTCATTTAAACCCTTTTCAATCAAACGAGAAGTTTCAAATTCTCTAACGTCCATCATATCGGCAATCAGACCAAGCGCCGCCAAATCTAAATACTTATCAGCACAAGAGAAACCTAATTGCTCATCTAAATATTTACATAACTGATAGACTACGCCAGCTCCGCACAAATATTTGTTTGGGTAGTCTGAACATTGATTATTGATAAGGATTGCGGGACCTTGGTAGTCGCCTTCAATCTCGTGGTGGTCGAGAATTAAGGTTTCAACTCCATTTAAGAATAATTCTTGATGCAACTCTTGTTCGTTGCTACTTGCATCTGGAATAATTACATAAGAAATATGAGAACCTATGCCTAAAATGGTTTCCATAGCATCTGAAATACCATGTGTTTTATCATCGTGTAAAAAATACTGAACTCTTGTTTCAACCCATTCAGGGGCCAAATCATGGAGATAGTTGATAAGAATTGCTGCGGAAGTATAACCATCACAATCACAATCTACAACCACTAAACAATACTGGTTATCTTCAATCATTTCAAGAATAAAGTCTTTAGCCTTCTCCATCTTATCTTCACCAAAATCTTCAGGAGCATTTATGTCATTATCTGTCAAATGTAAATAATGAGAATATTCGTCAGCTTCAATACCTCTGTTATACATAATCTGTTCTACTGTTGTTAAATTATTCTGTCGTTCTTTAATTAGTTTATACTTCATATCATAATCCTTTCTTTGTATAATTTCATAAAAACACCTAATCCTCTATCCATTGGACTGTCTTTATAACCAAGCAAATCTCCTAAATCAAACACAAAAGAAATGTTAACTTCATTACAATATTTCTTGTGGAACCCTCTTAATTTCTTAACCCATTTTAAATGCTCAGGGTCATTCAATTCCTTATACTGCTTATCAAAAGCTATAATAATTTCCTCTACACCTAATTCTAACAATAGTCTAACCTGTTGTACGGTTAAACTTGAACCACATACTGCTACACTTATGTCATTGGCGGCACCTGCTTGGCTGCTATATTGAAGTGTACTTTTTTCTGATTCAAAGACAATACACTTTTTAGCCTTTTTAATATTCTCTTTTGCAAAATTAAGATTATATAAATTTATTCCTAATGGATGATTATACATTTGCCCATTAAAAGTTGCCGGTCTATACTTACCATAAACCTCATCTTCTTTAACAAGTGTCCTTTTTCGGACGCCAACCAGGTTCCCGCGCACATCATAATGAGGAATAATAATTGCATCTTCTGCGGGGTCATAGCAAATGTTTCTTTTATCCATCTCTTGTTTTGAAATACCTTCAGCTTCCCATTCTGGAATCCTTGGTCTTGGAAGATGCTTTGTCGGGTCTTCATATTTCTTCAAAGGAATAAAAGTTAATTCTTTCTTTTCTTTTGCTTCTTGAAATTTTCTAATCAACGCCCAATCTTCTAGCTCTTCTTTTTTCTCTTGGGTATCATTAAACAAATTGAATCTATTTCCAAAATAAGAGTTTACAAAAACAATGGCTTGATATAGCTCAATCTCTCTACCTAGCTGTTCTCTTGATTTAATCAACAAATCAAAAATATCAAATGTCCCACAACTACTATAACAAACAAAAAGTTTCGTATTGTCATAATAATAAAGTTTGTGTGAGCCTTCTTCATCTGGTGCGTGGTGACAAATTGTTTTGCAAACCAACATATCACCCTGCATTTTTGCTTCGCCACCCAAATCATTAACAAAATTTTCTACTTCTTCTATTGTTAAAGAATTTTTTAACTTATCTTTTATCTCTTGAATTTTCAAAATGCAGAACCTTTCTTATCAATTACTGTAATATTTGTATCATATATATCAATAAATTCATAATTATAATCAGTACAAAATAATGTATTAACTCTACAAGTTCCTAAATCGGCTTTTAGCCATTGATAAATATCTTTATATCTTCCTCTACGATTCTTATAAGTTGAAAGTTTTAAGTTTGGAGTTGGAACACCCAATTTTTCAATTAAAGGCTGTAACGCTTCCAAATCTTCTGATGTTACTGGAAGAAGAATTTGACCAACATCTACGCGGTCTGCAATGGCTTTTGACAAGTTATTCCATTTTTTCAAATGGCTCTGACTATATTTTAACGGATATAATATCCGTCACATCTCTTTCGGTTTGCATACACTTCGTTTCCTAAAATGTAGCTGCGTATCAATAGCAGCCCTACTCCCCTGCATTTCAACATAAGGGATAGTCGATAGCCCGCACCTAATATTTTATTTTATTTTCCTTCGTAAAATTCTGGCTCGTTAATCATTTTCCAAAGTGTTCCGTAGCCAACATAACACTCTGGAGTTCTTGAAAATGCTCTAAGAGGGAGATTAGAGTCTTTAAAGAGAGCTGTAATAATTTCACAATCTGCTTGCGTATATTTTCCTCTGTGAGGGTTTGTTTCAAAAGCTTCTGGCAAAACATGTTTCCATGTTCGCCCATGCCACATTTTTAGAAAACCGGCGTAAGGGATAATTTCTTTATATGAAGCCTCCCATATATCTCGGCTTCGTTTTCCCTCTTTATAAGCCTGTCTACAAGCAATAACATCTTTTTCTGTTAATTTTGCTTTTCCATGTTCTTCTCCCTTATGAATATTCTTTTCTCCAACTAAATCCCCTCCAGGTGTTTGATTATAATGCTCTCTTGAAGTATAGGTATTATACTTTTCAATCCAATAGATTTCTCTCTCTTTAAGTTTTGATTCAGGACACTCTTCTAAAATTTTTAACTCAAAATTTTCAAGACCATATTTTCTAAAAGCCTTATGAATTACATCATTGTAATCTTTGCTTTTTGGATTCTTTGATGCTGAAACATGGTCTCTATGGCGCCTTTCAATATTGTTTGATAGCCCAATGTATTTATGTCCATTTGTTTTATTTTCATACATGTAAATTCCACAAGTCATATTTTTTCTCCTTTCTTTCTTTTTTTTTTTTTTTTTTTTTTTTTACGAAGTTTAAATTATTAAGTATGAGACGGGATTACCATGATTCTAAAGAATTTTAGGCTTCCCCGTTAGCACATTTTCATGCACCCCGATTGATAAATCGGATAAGATGTGTTAGGGCCCTTAAGCTCGTTGACCCCTAAGTAAATTCTGGTCTGGTGTTTTCGACGTTTTATAGTCTCCATTAAGCTGCGTACTCGTAAGAATAAAAATGTCTTGTTCTACTGCAATATCTTTTAACTTTGAAGCTAATAAGAATAGAACATTATCCTCTCGCAATCCTTTAACGCCTGATTGTCCGCCAATTTCTTGCAATAGTCTAGGAGATGAATGAATATAATCAAAGAAAGCATATTTAACTTTTCTTTCTCTAATTGCAATTTTAATTGCATTATCAATATCTTTAATTGTAAAATCTGGAATTTGTTTAAACAAGAGACCTGAATCAAGTAATAATCTTCCAGCTTCAATTACTCTTTCTTCTTCCCCTTTTTCATATCTTCCATTTATAATATGTTCTTCATTTACCCCAGAAAGAAAAGCTAAACACATTGTCTGACATTCTTGAACATCTAATTCTGTTGTGATAAACAAAACGTTTTCTTTCTCTCCTGTAAACCTCCATTCATTTAACTCTTTATCATAAATCTTTTCACAACCAATAGAACAAGCATCTGCAATCATCATGCGGGACTTGCCATATCCGGACGGAGCTGACCTCAAATAAAGTTTTGACAATCTTGCTCCTCTATGAATTGTGTTTGTAATATTCCCGTATAAAGGATAACCAACTTCTGGAGTTCTTTTTAACTCCTCAATTAAATCTAAAACCCCATTTCCGGCTTTTTCAAAGTTTCCATCTTCACCTTCTGCATATCTAATTTTAACTTGTTCAACTTTAGCATCAACTTCTGCGGCGATGTCCATTAACTCCACAGAGTTCAACCATTCTTCCTGTGATTGCATTTGGTCAACACTTAAAGTGTCTGGGTCATACAAGTCATCAAGCCGCAAACCAAGTCCCGCATACTGACGAAGCAAGGTTAATTTTTTCATTTTATTATAATAAAAATCAAAAGCGTCTGGATTTGCAATTCCTGTTAAGGCTTCCAGATAACTTGTTCCATTATTTGCTTCATAAGTTCCATACTTTTTAGGAAACTGAACCAGATAATCTTCTATTGTTTGAGTAGTAATTTTTTCTGCTCCAAGTTTATGCGTATTATAAATTGCTCCAAAAATTGTTCTATGAAAATCTTCTACAAAATCATCTTCACAAAATCTGTACTTTTCCTCCATATCTAACAACTCTGGTTTCAAAAATACAGTTCCAATAACTTGCATAATACTTGTTACATCATAATATTTTTTACTATTCATCAGAATCCTCCATTGAAAATAACCTTACCCTTTTATTCTTTTTTGGTTTCTCTATTGTAATGTTTACTGGTTCAGAGAAACTAATTTCTTTTTTACTTAATTCATGTGCGACTGCAATAGTGTAATAATAAGAATAAGCCTCTTGCCAAATGTAAGGGACAATTCCAATTCCATTATAAGCCTTTTCTTTATCTCCACCTTTAATCTCATAAAAATATTTCAAAGATTTTAACATTCCAGAATATGTATAACCTTGAGAGTGATAATCTTGAATCTGAGCGTTTGCTCTCGCAGGAACCCTTTCCTTTTTAAACAATAGACGAATATATGCTTTCAGCTCTTCCAAATCTCTTTTCTCTTGTTCTGCGGCACTTATTGGTGGCTCGCAATTTGCTTCATCAAAGCAGCTTTTATGACCATATCTATTTCCAAATTTAACAAACTCTTCCTCATCTCTGTCAAACTCTTTTCCACAATATAAACATTTAACTTTATGGCTCATATATAAATCACTCCTTTATACATATATTATAACATAAAATAAATAAAAAAACGAGTAAGAAAATCTTACTCGCTTGCTAGCAACTCTCTTAAATCATCAATAATGATACTCATAGCTTCAACTTGGCGAGAAGAACATTCTGTAAATTTCTTTCCTGTACCTAATGTTCTTTCAACCACCTCTGTAATCTTTACACTATTGTTAGCATCTTCAGTCAAGAGTTGAGTTACAACGTCTTGGAAGTCATTCATTAAAGTCTGATAATCTAATTTTGGAGCTTCTTCTACTTCATGTCGTTCTTCAGTAACGTATCCTTCAACTTCAGCTTGTTTATCAATAGCCTTAACAATAGCTTCTTGTAAACTTTTATATGAGAAGTCAATTACTGGCTCAAGATATGGGAAGCGGGAACCAGCATCTACAACGCCATCATTAGAACGTGTAACTAATTTTCGCTCTCCTGTTTCAGGGTCTAAGTAAGCATAAGTGATAATATCACACATCTTACGAATAATTTCATTGGTTGTTGTTGTTGGAGCCTGTTTAATTTTGATGAGGTTTCCATCACTATCATTGATTTCTTTTACGTGAGAGATAAAGATAATACTGTAACCTAACATAGAAATTTCTCTGAAAGTATTAGAAAACTCATCTTTAAACTGTGACCAACCGCCACCATAAGGAATTTTTCCTAAAGCGTCAACTCCATTATTGTTGCACACATATTTTTCACAAAGTTTTGCGGCGACGTCTACGATGTCAACAGCAATAACCTTGAATTTTTCTTTGATTTCAGGTTTCTTTAATTCTCGAACAACAGCCTTAATATCAGACCATTTATTAATGTCCATGACGAACGCGCCACTAAGCGCCGCGTATCCTTTTTCAGTCGCAAGAATTAAAGCTCCAGCATCTCGACAGAAAGTTGTTTTTCCTACTTTTGCATCTCCATAAAGATAAATAATATATGAGGACAAATCTTTACTAACAGTTGTTGGTTGAATATCTAATAAATTAAGTGCCATTATTTTCTCCTTTTGTTTTTTCTTTTCTTCCTATCTAATCAAACTCATATAATTGTAAAATAAGGTGAAGCATCTTTTCAGACGCTTTCACCTTTTAATTAAAACGTAAATGCTCCACTATTTTTAACAACTGTTTTCTGGGCCGGAGCAGCTTTCTGCTCAGCCTGCTGTTTGCGATAATCTTCATCACGCTTTTTAATTTCTGCCAGGTGAATATTTCTATCCTGAATTTTCTGACTTACTTCTTCTTCTGTAAGGATTCCTTCTTCTCCATAAGCATAAGCCTCTGGAGCAGCCCATGTAACTTCCCAGTTACGAACCTTACGATTGCGAGTTGTAACAAATGCTTCGCCAAATGCGGATTGCTGAGTTACTTCAACTTTCTGAGTAATGTTATTGATATGACCTTTAATTGCTGTAAACAGCGGTCCATCTGCTAAAGCGTCTTCAAAGTAATTCATTCCACCTTCGCTATACACCTGAAGATTTAATGGAAGTAAAGCTCCACGGAAATCAAATACTGCAGCGTTCAGCTCAACTCGTTCAGGATAATTTAATTCTTCGTTAGCTTCGATACGAGTTGCCTTATTTACAAGAACATCAAACTCAAATACGTTTCGGTCTTCTTCTTCTGGAAGAATATCAATAAAGTTAATGAAACCTCCATCAACTTTTTTAATAGAAATTACTTCACCTTTTGATTCACTACCATCACGATTGTCAACAAATTCATTTAAACCAGCCTGTGCCTGAATAGAAATGCGGCGGCAACCATCTTTACCGCTAGAAACCCATGTCCATTCTGGGTGGTCAATAATTCCTTTTAAATCATTGTAGCTACGGTTAACTTTTCCTGATGAATATGTTGGAGATACGTATGTGTAGTTCACTTCGATTGTGTTCATTCCGGCTTCATCTACTGCGATATTAACTTTACCACGGATAAATGGAGTACCTGGATTCTTAGAATTAGGTCCAGTAACCTTTTCTTCTAAATCATGGCTGTATAAATATCCTACGACTGTAATTTTATTGTTTGTTTTTTTCATGTTCATTCTCCTTCAATTTATTTTTTCTTTTTATATAACATTGGTCTAGCTTGAATCTTTTCTAAGTATCCATCAGATACTAACTTTTTTAATGAGCCAGAAATTGAACGAGTAGGAAGCTCTACTCTTTCTGCTATTTCTTCAGCAGTTAACACTTCATCTTTAATGGCTTCGTAAATTTGCTGACCTTCTTCGGTCATTTCTCTCTTTGGAGAATAATACATTAAAGTTTCATAGGCTTCCGTACTCAAAATTTCTTTATAATCCAAGTCTAGTTGAAGCAATTCGTCAACTAGCTTTTTTATTTTCATTATTATCCCTGAATGTCAACTTCAATTTCAGCGTTGCGACCTTCGTCAGTCAACTGAACAAATTTAATAACTTTTGTTTTTCCATCAGCCAGTTCAACTGTCTGCTCTACACGCTGAATCAGAGGTACTACCACTTTGTTTTCATCTTTGTTGTTCATAAAAGTGAAATTCAGAGTTCCATTAACGCTACGAACGTTCAGGCCCAGAGCTTCTGCGATGTCTGCTGCTGTAAAGTTTTCTCCGTCATGTTCTTTCATGTAGTTGTAGATGTTTACTGCGTTTTCTTTTTTTAATACTTTTTTCATTTTAATTTTCTCCTTCTCGCCCTTCAGGCTTCTTTTCTTATTACTTAATAATTATACTAAATATTTTTTTAAAAAACAAGTTTAGTATCAATTTTCTGACAGAATTTTTTGAACTAATTCGTCGACAGTACACAAGTCCTCCCAAGATAAAGTTGTGGCGATTTTAAATATTTCAGCCGTTGCCTCTTTATCATCAGGGTTTTTACTTAGCTTCTTCTCATTCTCAACAATTCTTTGAGCGCAAATTTCTAAAAAATTGTAGGGAACCTTATCACCCATATTTTTCTTTCCTTTCCTTATTTACATATATATTATAACTTAATTTTTTATTTTATACAATAGTAAGAACTTAGAACATAGAAAGAAATTCTTCCTCACTAAGAATAGGGATTCCTAAATCTTTAGCGCTTTGCGTTTTCTTGGTAGTTGATTCTTTATCGTTACAAATTAAATAATCAGTTTTCTTTGAAACTGAACCAGTTACTTTTCCACCAAGAGTCTTAATGTAAGATTCAATTTCTGCACGTTTGAATTTAACTAATTTGCCTGTAACACAAAAAGTCTTATCGTGCGCGGCGCTTGTTTGGCTGAGTTCATCATTAATCATTGAAGGGGCCAGCGGGTTCCCGCACTCCAAATATTTTTCCATAATCATATCTGCTTCTGTATAATCAAATTTATAAATTGCATTACACATTTCAACCCCAAAACCATGAATCATGTGAATGTCTTTTGCATTTCTAAAATCTTCATAGGTATTATAGTGAGAAGCCAATTCTTCTGCAACTTTTCTTCCAATCAAAGGAATACCAAGTGCTGTAATAAAAGAAGCTAAATCACATTTTTTACTTGCTTCTATTGCATCTAAAATATTTTGAACAGATTTAGCGCCGAAACCAGGTTTAGCAATCCAAAACATTTTATGGCTTTCCAATTCATAAATATCTGAAATGGATTTAACCCAACCCCAGTCCATTAGCTTCTCTAAAGTTGCTTTAGATAATTTTTTAATATCCATAGCATTTCTTGAACAATAATGATTTAAAACATTTGTCAGCTTTTGTGGACACTTTTCGTTAGGGCAATATAAATGTTCACACTGTTCAGTTTCTTCTATTGTTAATTCTGCTCCACAAATAGGGCACACTTTTGGTAGCTCAATAACATTTTCAGGATTGTCTTTTTTCTCTGCGGAAACTACCATAGGAATAATCATTTTAGCCTTAACTACGTTAATTGTTTGACCAATATAAGGAGTACCTAAAACCTCTTTCATAACAGTTAAGTTATGAAGGCTGGCACGGTTAACATCTGTTCCATCAATTTGAATAGTTTCAAACTCGGCTACTGGAGTTAATCTTCCAGTTCTACTTACCTCATAAGAAATTCCAGTTAAAGTTGTAGCGAAAGATTCGTCTGCAAATTTCAGCGCGATGGAGTGTTTAGGGTGATGCCCAGTGGTTCCCGCACGACTTGCTTCAACAATATTATCATAAGCAAAAACCATTCCATCAATAGGCAATCCACACTCTTCAGCATAATCTTTTAATTTTGCAACATCTCTTTCAATTTTTGTTTCACTATTGTTTGTTACTGAAGTTGCATCTGCCCAAGCTGACACTGTTCCAGCATACCAATGAGAATCTTTCATATAAGGAACAATAGAGAAGCCATAAGTGTCTCTAAGAGTATTTAATTTTTCTGTCATACATTCTGAAGGAATATTTTGACTCTCATCTAATCCTTCAATCACTCTCCAAGCATAAAAAGATAAACCTCGTCTACCCGACACTTCAGAGTCTAAAAGTCTTAAAGACCCAGCAGCAAAACTTCTTGCATTTGTGTAGTCTGGAAATTTTTCTAAGTTCTCTTTTGTTGTTAAAACTTCTCCATCAATGATTAAAGTTTTCTTATATGCGATATGATTAGGAATATTTTTAATTTGTCTTGCATTATGTAAAACATTCTCCCCTTCTGTTCCAGTTCCTCTTGTTGTGGCAGAAACTAGTTCGCCGTCTTCGTATCTTAAACTCATTGAGAGCCCATCAAGTTTTAAACTGATGAAATAATCTGATGTTCCCATCTTTTGAATAGCCTCTTGAATTGAAGTTGTTTTATCAAGAGAAAGCATTGGGTGGTCAAGTGTCTGTTTTGTTAACTCACTAACAGTTTCAAAAGGAATTGTTTGAGTTGGAGAATCAACTCTAATATATCCTGTTTGTTCTTCTAATTTTTTTAACTGGAAATAAAGTTTGTCATATTCCTCATCTGAAACAAGAGGAATCCCTCGCTCATAAAAATCATTATATCTTAATAACATTTTTATAAGATTATCAATTTGAGTCATACTAATAACTTTCTCACTAATAGCCACCATTTTACTCTCCTGTTCTTTTTAAACTTTCACTTACTACTGAATAAATTCCATACTCTTCACAATGAGGTGAAACTAAAGCTAAATGATGGTCTTTATAAATTTCTTTTTCATCTTCTTGAAGTAATGCAAATCCCATGCGTTCAGCTCTTTCAACAATATCGGTAAGTATCTTTAAATCCTCTTTCATATCTTCAGGATATAAAAGAACGTCTAAATCATTAAACCAACCATCTTTATCCTTAAAACTTTTAATCATTTTTCTAAAAGAATCAATTTCAGCAACTCGTGTATCAAATTTTTCATCAAGAGTAACAAAGGAAAAAATAGTTCCTTCGTCTGTTATCAATTTAACCAATGCTTCATATTTTATATAAGGTTTTGCTTTCATTTATTTGTCCTCCCTAATTACATATATATTATATAATAATTTTTAAAAATAATAAATAAAAAGAAAGGGTGAGCATATGCCCACCCTTCTTAAACTCTTACCACCGAAGTTACAATAGAACCATTGATAATTTTTACACCTTGTGCAGTTTTAGAGCTGTGCGGCACCTCGTTGGCTGCAATTCCAATGCTGTTAGGTTTTCCGCAGATTAACAAATCATCATCATCATTACAGAGAGTTGCGGCAGCTACTATTCCTTTATGAATAGCGCTACCACGACCTCCTCGACCTTGAACGTTAATATCTTTTACATTAACTCTTTTTCCATGACCATCTTCAGCAACTACAAAAACACTATCATCAGAGTCGCCAACAAGGCCCGCAGAAACTACATAGTCTCCTTCTTTAAGATTGATTCCTTTTACGCCCATTCCAGTTTTTCCAATAGGATTTACTTCTGTTGTTTTAAAGCGTAAACACAGTCCATTGTGAGTAATCAAGATTGCGTCCTCATCATTGATAAAATCAACAGAAATTACAGAGTCTCCATCTTTAAGTTTAAGAGCATTGATACCTTTCTTTCTATTCTTCACACTTGCATATTCAGAAAGTAAAGATTTCTTAAACATACCATTCTTTGTGGTAAAGCAAATATATTCAGCTTTTTCCTCTTTTGTTAAACTTGTTACAGCTACAATAGTTTCATCTGCACCCATCTCAACAAAAGTTCCAATTCTAGCAATCTGATTTTCTGGTAAATCTCCTACATTAACCTGATACATTCTGCCCTTATTTGAAAAAGCTAAAAGTTTATCAACAGTATTTGTAGAAACTGTACTAACAACATTTCCTCCTGTTGTTTTTACCCCTTTGCCTTTTCTTTTCTGAATTTTAATATTTTTCTTTGGAGTACGTTTTACTGTTCCATTATCATATAAAGACAATACACACTCTTCTGGAACATATACTTCCTCTTCTTTTGTTGAAGTTGAAATGTTAATAAGTTTTGTACGGCGAGCATCTCCATATTTCTGTTTCATTTCTAAAACATTATTGCTAATAACCGCATATCTTTCTTCTTGTGAATCCAACAATAGTTCACAATGTTTAACAGTTGCGTTCTTTTCTTCCAACTCTTTCAATAAATCATCTTTATCCATTTTGGTTAAGGAAGAAAGTTTCATATCCAGAATAGCCTTTACCTGCTCATCTGTTAATGTTGTAAAGTGGCCTTTAAGACGCTGCGCCGCCTCCTTTTTGTCTGTTGAAGTTTTAATTAACTCAATTACTGTATCAATATTATCAGATGCAATAACCAATCCTTCCAAAATGTGTGCGCGGGAACCGGCTCGCTGCTTATCATATTCCGTTGCTTTGATTAAAACATTGTCTTGATGATTAACATAAGCGTTAATTAAATCAAGCATAGAACAAAGTTTTGGAGTGCCATCAACAATGTAATTCATATTATAAGACAAAGTTGTCTGCAAATCAGTTAAAGAGAATAACTTGTTTAAAGCCTTATCTACTGAAACACCTTTTGACACTTCAAAGATTAAACGGTTTACACCTACGTTTGATTCATCTCTAAAGTCATCAATATATTTTTCCAATTCATCAACGTTTTTAGAAATTTGCTCTTTAATTTTATTTCTATATGTTCTATAAGGAATAGAAGTAAAAATAATTTCATTTCCTTTAATTTCATAGTCTCCACGCACTTTTAAAGAAACTTTTGAATGACCTGTTGCATATGCCTCTTTAACGTCTCTTGCGTTGATTACCGTTCCGCCTAATGGGAAGTCAGGGCCTGGCATGATTTCCAACAGTTCATCAATAGTCATATCCTTATTTTTCATATAAGCTACAATGGCATCGCACACTTCTGATAGATTGTGCGGCATAGAATTATGAGCCATTGAGACGCCGATAGCTTCCTTACCATTTACAATAGCATTAGGAAAAGATGAAGGTAAGAATACTGGTTCCATATATTCTCCATTATAAGTTTCTTTTAAAGGAACAACATTCTTTTTGAAACCATTCATCATAAGGTCTGCATAAATTGATGGGCGGGCATTGGTATATCGACTTGCAGCTTCCATTCCATTTCCCTCTTGAGTTCCGAAGTTTCCTTCACCATCAATTAAAGGATAGCGCATTAGATACTCTTGAGCCATTTTACACATAGCTCCATAACAAGCTGCGTCGCCATGGAAATAACTAGAGGCTAAAGTTGAACCAACGATACTGGCAGACTTTTTATATTTGCTTTTGCTATTCATTTTTAAAACTTCTTCGGCTGTCCAAATCAGCTTTCGATGGACTGATAAGAGTCCATCTTCAGCATTTGGAATGGCGCGATCTGTGAGCACCTCTTCGGCGTAAACAAGGAAGTTGTCTTTCGCTTCGTCTAAAATATCTACATTCGTAATATAATTTTCCATTCAATTCTCCTTACATAAAATTAAATCCAAGTTCTTTTGCGTTTTCATAAATATATTTCTTGCGAGGTTCAACCTTGCTACCTTCAAGAATTTCCAATAACTCTGTTGTCTTTTCAATATCAGAAATTGTAATTCTCTTATAACGCTGCTTTTCAAAGCAAACTTCTTTCAGCACCTGTGGTGATATTTCCCCGAGGCCTTTGCAATGGGACACACTAGCCTTCACATGAGGGTGTTCATTTTTCCACTCGGTCATCTCTTTTTCAGTATAAATATACTCTTTTGTTTTATTATATTCAAGAATATATAACGGAGTAACTGCCCGATATAATTTTCCAGCTTCAACAAGAGGTTGCATATATGTATAAAAGAAAGTGATAAGAAGCAATTCAATAGCCATTCCATCAGAATCCTGGTCGGCGGTGATTACAATTTTGTCAAACTGCATTTTATTTACATCAAATGTTTCATTGAATCCCGCACCAATAACTCTAATAATATCTGAAATTTCCTGATTTGCTAAAAGTTTATCAATACTTTGTTTCAGAGGTGAAATTGGTTTTCCTCTTAACATATAGATTGCGTCAGTTTTAACATTTCTCGCTTCCAACGCGGAGCCGCCTGCTGATAAACCTTCAAGAAGTAATAAATTTCTATCTTCAGGATTTTTGTTTACACAATCAACAAATTTGTCAGAAAGTTGCATTTTGGCCTTCAAACCCTTTTCTTTTGGTTTACGAACAGCTTCTTTAGCTTTTCTTGCTGCTTCTCTTGCCTTTTTAGCTTTCATAGCTTTATCAAAGATTTCTTTAATATCTTTTTCGTTTGCAGCTAACCAATATTGAAGTTCTTCACTTAAAGAGGAAGTGAAAGGTTTCATTTCAATTTTAACAATCGTTCCTTTTGTCTGAGCATTATAAGACACCCCAGGAGCAGTTAAGTTAAAGAGAATGAACATTCCCTCTCCAATATCATCTCCAGACAAATTATCGTCTTTTGCTTTTAACCATTTTTTCTCTTTAAAAAATTTATTAAACTCTCTTGTGATTGTTGTTTTAATTTGTGTAATATGTGGACCGGATTCAGTCAAACCTGTATTAACATAAGGAACAATAGTAGAAGAATAATTTGAGGTATAAGTAAGAATAAAATCCATAGCATTTTTACCTTCTTTAAAGTTAATGCTCATTCTATTCTTAATAATTTCTTTTCCTTTTGTCATTTCATCTGCTAAATCATTCAATCCATTTTTAGATTGATAGGTGTGCGGGACCCCGTTGGCGTCTAAATTGATTGTCAATCCTGGGCACAAACAAACGATAGTTTTAAATAACTCCTCAATCTTATTCATTTCCACTGTTGGATTGTCGAAGAACTCTTCTGAAGCGTCCCATTCAACCAATGTTCCACTCTCATGTTTTTCATTTTTAACTTCTCTATCTTTAAACAATCCTTCTTCAAAATTGATAATCTCTGTCTGACCATCTCTCCATGTTTGAACTCTTAGGTGGTGACTTAAGTAGCAGGTTATTTTGCTGCCAATCCCGTTCAAACCAAGCGCTACGCCTTCATATACTCCATTTTCTTTATATTTACCTGACGTATTAAGAACGCTAAACGCAGCCTCTAAAACTGTCAAACCATCTTCTCTTTTTTCATTGATAAGGAAACCTTGTCCATTGTCTTGAACGCTAACTTTTGTTCCTTCAATTTTTACATCAATGTGAGAACCATTTCCCGCTTTAAATTCATCAATCGCATTTGATACAATTTCTACTAATAAATGTGTTGCATATTCCGTAGAGCCAACATATACACCTGGGCGAAGGCGAGTAAAGTCGCGCGGAGATAAACTTTCAATCGAATCTTTCGTATATAAATTATTACTCATTCTTATTTCCTTTCTTTAAAATTTACTTATTTTGTTTTGTAATTTCATCTCTATTTCAATTACATGATAATTATACTATAAATTTTAAAAAAAGGCAATAAAAAAAGGGAAAGGCTTAAATTAGCCTTTCCTATTTAAATGTTCCATAAGGATTTGTATTAGCACCAGCAGAATTTAATTCACCAGCGGCCATCCAACGACGCTCACCAGTTGAACCAATCCAAGAAATCCATACGTAACCGCCATTCTTGACATATCCATCATAATTTACACTCATACCTTTAGTATAAATCATTCCGGTGTCAGTTCCTTTTAAAGAAGGAGCTTTACGAATTTTAATACTTGCCACACTTACAGTAAACGTAGCTTTTTCGCTTACAAACTGAGTAGGTTTTTTATTCAAAATAGCAACATCCAAATTCGTAGCAGAAGAGCTAGAAGTTGAAGTTGAAGTGGAAGTTGTGGTTGATGTAGTAGACGACGTAGAGGTTCCCGCAATCTGACTAGAAGTTTTCCAAGACATCTTATTTCCGGAAGCTGTTGGTTGTCCACTATTGTAAAGTTTAGCGCCATCTGTTACACACGCTTTATCAGGAGAAATGGAATTTGGCAAATGCCAGACACCCTGAGAATTTTTAGCGTACATTCCAGAATAAGCACCTTTTGCAATTTCAAAGTGACAATGATTTCCTGTCGCATTTCCGGCAGTACCTTCATCACCGAAACTTTCACCCTGTGCCCATACATAGCCACCAGCAGCCGCTGCTTTAATATCTGAAATATCATTGTCATGCAAGAACATCATTGTAGCATAATCTACTGTGCCATCAGCAAACAATACTTTGTTTACAGATTGGAACCAAACCGCATTACCATTTGTATAAGAATCATTAGTAATAAATTTCATCTTACATGGAGCGATAGTTTCTTCAATTCCAGTATCTTTACCACAAATATCAAGAGCATTTGCGCCTTGGTGGGAGTATTGACCGTTGCAACCTTGAGAAATTTGGAAATTTTTCATAGGCAGAATCAAACATTCGTAAGTAGTACCATTAACTTTTTTTGTTACAGACATAATAAGTCTCCTTTCTTTAGCTATTCTCATAGCTTATATATATACAAAAGAAGGATATAACTTTTACATTGTTATACCCTTTTTGTTGGTTCATTTAAAGCAGCTGGCCCATGATGTAATCTACATCGAAAGGAGTAATAACCTTAACATCTTTTTGAGTATAATGAGTTTCATGTGACACTAAGCGACATTCCTCAACATTATAAGTGTAATAGGTGATAGGCTCTATGGGTCTAGTAGGATTATCAGAGAAAATAATATCAGCTTCTGCTCGACAGCTTACAAGAGTTCCTCTTCCAAAAGCGTTAGCAAGAGCAAGAGTATAAAGATTAGGCTTTTTGATATTAACCATAGCATAGCAGGCAGCAACAGCAGGCTCTAAGGTGTTTTCCACCATACGACCAGGCCCATCTGCAACAGTTGTGTTTAAGTCACACCAAATATATTCTTTCTTTACACAGTCAAAAATAACTGGAATACAAGAGTCTGTATTAGATGTGACTGTCATACACATTTCTACTGTTGAAGGTTCATAAATCTCTCCAGAGGCAATATCTTGGCGCTCCATCCAACCAAACTTACAATTTTGAAGTTCAGAGAATTTTTGTCCGGAGTAGCTGAAAATTTGAAATACAACATATCGACCTTGCTTTTGAACAGACTTAATATCAATATCCAAAAATTCACTAGCTCCTTCGCCATCAACAGGGCCGCCATCAACAATATCTCCAGAATGATAACTTTTAATCTCCGAATCTTTTAAGTGAGTCCAAGAGATATGGTTAACATATTTCCAATTCTCATCAAAGACAACAGCAGATAAATCTAAGTCAACTCTATTCCACCAATAATCATTATTATTGTCTTGGTTAGTCCACCAAATAAAACTACGAATTGTTGAGCAGTCTTGTCCAACCTTAATTCTGCTTCCTCTTGTAAGAATTTTGCTTCCAGAGTTAGCTGAACGTTGGCTAAAAGGAATAGTATAACGAGATAAGCTCTTATCAACATAAACTTTTCCAAGACTTTCTCTTTCGCCATAACGTTTTACAAGAGCAGTCCAACAAATTCCCATAACATCATAACAAGTTTTTTGATTGATGGGCGGCAACTCGTTGGCAACCGAATAGGCTCTCGCCGCGTTTCCTTTAGGAAAGAACACTCGAATATCATTTGGCCCTCCACCAATCAGTTTTTCTTCAGAACGCTGATTGAAATGTTCATGGACTTGAAGCAATACTGGAGTAGAAACTTTATCAGCAACGGATTTAAACTGTTCAAGAATATAAGGAGTATTTGAATCCTCTCTTAAAAGTTTATCAAGATGACGAGCAAACTCTCCAGGACGCTGAGTAAGCATCTCTGCCGCATCCTCCATGTCGCCGCGTTGAATAGAATCTTGAATTAGACCAGGATAGAAGAGAGGTTTATGATGATTTCTTAAAGAGCGGAAAGCTGCATTAACATACTTATACTTCTCTTGTTTATATTCGGCTGGGTGAATGATTTCTCCAATACGAACCCATTCATTTCTATATCTCCACATATCTTCTAAGATGGTCATTTTATTACAACTAGCAATTAAGTCCATAATAAGGCGTCTATCTGGTCGAGAAAATTTTCTATATTTTGTTGGAGTTGCTAAAGAAACATCTCCACCACTTAAAGCGGTAATGAAACGCAATATATCAGTAGCTGTCTTTACATACTTTTGAATATAACAAATTTTAGGTTCATCATATCGGAACACAGTTTGTTCATAAATGAGTTTACAAATAAAAGCAGCAGTTTCTTTAAAAGGAATTTCTTCTGGGAAAAGATTATCATAGTCCCAAGAAATATAATTGACAAAAAGGTCTTCAATATCATCTTTATCCTGTTGACTTAAATTAGTTTTACTTGCAACAAGATTATTAAAAATATCTAAAGAATCTTGGTCAGTTCCTACATTTAAAACAGTCAAATCTACTTTATCTAAAAGAGGTTTTTTAAGTTCTTCTGAATACTGAGGAATCCATTCTCCAGATGACCAATAATGAAGAAGTGCATTGTAGACTAATTCAGCATCAGTTGCGTTCATAACCTGTTGTGGGAAATTAGGATACATAGGTTTATATACTATGTTGTCTCCTACAATATCTTTAAGTTTAGAAATTAACTCTTTACAAATTTCCTTAATTTTATCGGTAGGATATTGTAGAATCTTTTTAAAAAGTTCATTACTAAGAGTATATCCTAAAGACTCCATATTTTTAAGCGTGGTTACAACTAAGCAAATTTCATCTGCTCCAGGAGTTTGATTTGATTCAGCTTCTGAAATATTTACCAAATTTTTTCTTCTTAACAAAACACTGTCTAACATTTTATTTGCTCCTCTTTATCTTTTATTAAATAAAAAAAACAATCGGAAAGTATAACAACTGTTTTGCATTTGACTATCAATCATTAGAATAGAAGGAAGTTGTTATTTAGCCGATTGTTTTTTGTGGAAAGTTTAAATTCTATCGTTTAAGCATGGGCCGCGTTACCCTTGCTTCTAATTACTCTATGTCAAAGAGAAGGAAGAATTTAAATAGCCACATCAAACATAGTATCATATATGTTTAAACGGAAAGTTAGGCTTCTGGTTCATTTGCATTAAAATTTTAGAATAGAAGGAAGAACCCTGATAGCCGTTTTATATATGATGTGTCAAGTGAGACTTGCACTCACCCTTTCCAAATTCTGGTAAATGGTCGCGAGCATTTAAACCTAATTTAGCCATGCACCTTACATCGTTGACACATAAATGGCTGGGGTGGCTGGATTCGGACCAACGATCGTAGAGTCAAAGTCTACTGTCTTACCGCTTGACTACACCCCAATATTGGCTGCAACCATGAACTTCTCTTTCTTTTGGTATTGAAGCTCATGCCCTCACCTTTTTTCCTTGTTGCATTTAATAGGGATTGGTTTTTACATATAAATTATAACAAAAAATTTTTTAAAAATCAAAAGAAGTTACTAATATCAACAACTAAAGAATGTAAAAGTTTTTTAACACGAGCGTCTTTGCAGACGCGAATAATTTCCTCTAATTCATCTCCTACATAACATAACTCTTGCTGTAATTCATCAGCAACAAGTTCATAATTATCGCAAGCAATAGGGCTTTGCAACTCTTCCCATAAATCCAAGAAGTCGCCACCCAATTCCCGCGCAACTGTTTCTTTGAAAAATTCTTCATCTGTTAAATTTGGGTTTCTAAAAATTTCTTTACCCTCTGTTGTTCGATAAATCATTGAAAATTTTCTCCACTTTCATTTTACTAACATTAAATAAAGCAAGCAATCCTGTTTCAGGCGTAGCCAAATCAATATTCCACATGTGCCCATCAGCATAATTAACAGGATAGTCTTCTATTGATGGAAAATATTTCGTTCCCACAGGAGTATGTCCATGAATTTGATACCAATCATCGACTTCTTCTGACCACACAATATCATCTTTCTTTATCCGATTCCAACAAACATCACACTTTTCAGTGCGCCAAAATAAGTTTTCTCTCTTGAAGGTTAATGGATAAGGCCAGTTGTCGTGAGCCAAAAAAATGTTTTTATTTTCTAAACTAATAATACTACAATATTCCAAGTTTTTCAAGTATTCTTTCATTTTCTTCTGCTCTATTGTGTTAAATGTTCTAAATTCAATTAAGGTTTTTTCGCCACCGTTCATAAACAAAGTTTGTAAAGACAAATTCATATCATCAAGACCTTGTTCTTCATCAATAGCATCTAAGAAAATTAACTCATGGTTTCCCATGATAAGCTCAATTCTCTCATCTTTCATAATATCTCTTAAAATTTTAATTCCGTGCGGGCCTCTGTCTAAAATGTCGCCTAAAACATAAAGTTTATCACCCTCTTTAAGATAGTCCACAGCTTGTCTAAACAAGGAATAGCAGCCGTGGACATCTGCGATACAATATATCATTCGTCTTCGTCCTCCGGTAGTTTTAAATCTGGATAAACACCAGTTCCATCATTGTATTCATTCTGATAATAATGGAGGCTTAAATCTTTAATAAAATCATCTCCACCCCCTTGAAACTCACCATACATACACTCTAATTTTGAAATTGCATCTTTATAATCTTCTGCAACAACAACACCTTTAGCTTTTCCGTAGTCGTCCTCAATAGAGTCATAGTAAGTAACTTTATATGTAAATAAAAAAACATTCATTATACGTTCACCTTAACACCTTTCTTTTTAGCTTCTTTGTTAATCATTTCTTGAAAAGCAGCAGCGTCTTTTTCTTCTTCAAAACCAAACAGAAGGAAAGTGCGATTCCATTTTACTTCTGCATTGTATTTATCTTCCAAAAGTTTTACAAAATCAACAGGAGTAATACCTAAAATTCTAATTGGATAATACCATGGTGTACCAACATCATGCACGTACCATCTATTTCCATTTTTCCATCTTTCAGTTTTAAAGTATCTCATACGCTTCTCCTTTTACAGAACCCAATTACCGTTCTCTTTCAAATACTCCATCAACGAATCCAACTCATCAAGAGTCAATTCTGAAAGGTCTGCGGGAACCTCTTCGTGTCCTTTTAGATTATCCTTGGCCGCAGTAATCTGAACCTTCAATTCAATTCCATTAACAGGGATTCTGAGGATTTTGCCCTCAGTCTCCCAAAATGAACCTCTAAACAATTCTTTTATATCATTAAATACTTTACTTTTTTCTTCTGCACCTCTAACAGCCATATTTATTTTTCCTCTTTTCTAATTACATATATATTATAAAATAAAATTTTTAAAAAATCGAGTATTTAAAATATTTCCTCTATGTGTGGTTCTGCATCGTAACTACCATCAATTAACTCAATAGAAAGAATATCGTAGTAAAACTCACTCTCCGCCAACTGGTGCCGCAACTGGGCTAAGACATATTCAACTTCACCATCATGGAAATAAAAAATTTCAGACTGTAAAATTTCTGGGAAAAAGACAATAATTCTATATAATTTTTCCATATATACCTCCTACATATCTAAGAGCTTTAAATAATGATAAAGATAATCAATCTCCTGTTGTGTTGGTTGAGTAGTTGTATCCCCATTCCCCTTTTGAGTTACACCTTCAAGACCAATAATTCCTCCATCTAAGGCGTTGTATTGACCAACTGGAGTCTTAACAACAGTAAGAGCAACTTTAACTTCTGAAATGTCACCATCAACAAACACTGGAATCCTAATAGTTTTATCAGAATAAACAAAAGAACTATTGAATGTTTCTAAAATTTTATTTGTTACAATATCTTTTTCTTTACTTCCTTTTGCTGCCATACATTTCGTCCTCCATCTCTTCCAAAGTTTTTGCTAACTCTACACAATTTTCACATAATTTACAATGTCTATTTCTTAGGCATCGTAGTGCACAACTAAGTCTAGCGTCATTAAATTTTCCCTCTAAAAATCTTAACATAAAATCATCACTTAATTCAACTTGTGGAAATAATTCGCTTAGTTTTCCAATCCAATTCTTATTGTCTTTATAAATATGATAATATGTTTCCATTCGAGAATCTGTGATATATGACAAATCAATAATATCACAAGCCTGCTCGATATATTCTCCATTTAGAGCTTCTGGCAATAGAAAGTCATAAGTCCAAACTTTTTCACCTCTAACAGATGGAGTAGGTCTGATTGCAACCTCACAGGCGCCGCACATCCTTTTCACAGCAAAAGCGCTAAATTGAAGCTCTCCACCAATAATAATCCTTTTTGGTTCTCTTGCTAAAACCAAATCAAGAGTGAGAAAGTCATTTATTTGGACAGAGTGACCATATGGCAGCTTTAATTCTTTCATCAATTCCGCAGAACTTTCTTCTAAAACATTCAATAGAAACATAACATTCTCAACTCTTAATCTATTGATTTTATTTAAATTTTTCTGCGCGGCGACAGCATCCTTCTCGCCATCTATCAGAATCAACACTCTTTGATGCTTATGCTCTTCACAAAAATCTTCAAAGTCATCTCTGTCAGTCTTTGCAAATCTATCATATAAAATTAAAATCTCCTCTGCTTCACTATTGTATTTTCCATTCGGATAGTATCTTACTGTGTACTTCATATTTAAGCCTCCTATATATATTATAAAATAAAAAATATAAAAAAACAAGGGGAAGTAAATTCCCCTTGATGAATTAGGCTACTTTCTTGTAAGTAGTAACCTGAGTTTTAGCAGAGCGAGTAACTTCTTTAACTGCCAGACCTTCTTTAATCAGTTTACCAATACGGGAAGCAACCTGACTCTTAGTAACTTCGAGGCCCTGAGCAGCCAATGCACTAAGAATAACTTCCATTTCAACAAAGTCAGTTGGCAGAACTTCCAGAACCTGAGCTTTCAGAGTGTCTTCTTTTGGTTCTTTGTGAGCGTTACGTTCTTTAGCGTTGTTAGCTTTCTTAACGATAGAGTTAAGCTGAGTGTTGCAGTACTCTTCAACGGCTGCAGCCATGTCTTCTTCTACGCCTTCAATGTTAGCGAATACGTCCTTAATTGTGTTCAATACTTCAGTGTTAGTGATTCTCATTTTATTTTCTCCTTTTTCTCTAGCCAATTCTTCTTTTTCTTTTCTTTTCTCTTATTCAGGAAACAGCCAACTGGCAAGCCTTTCTCGTTTCCTTAATTACATATATATTATAACACGGAATTTTTTAATTTGCAAATAATTTTTTAAATTTTTTCCGTGGTATAATCATTAGGTTACTTTATCACATGATAAGATGCGTGGCGAGAGAGTTCCCGCGCAAGTGATTCAGGCATGATGTCTCCTACATAATCTTCAAAGACAACATGTGCATTTCTAAGCCAATAGTAGGCTTCAGTTTCGCTGTCAAAAAATACTCCATCAAGCTCTCTTTTTAACAACACTTCCATTTCTTTTGTTTTTTCCTCAATCTCAAAGACTCTGCACATCATTGGTGTAATCATATTTTACCTCTTTCTTATAGTTAATTCTTCTACTTCCCCAAAAGTTGCTAGAATGTTTCTGACGGCTATGTGAAAACTTCCCGCACAAATAACGCCTCTTTTCTCATCTCCATTTACTTTTAAAATATATTCAAACATTACTCATATTCTTCTCTTAAGAAATATTCATCTGTTGTCAAATGAAAGAAACAAGAGATAGAATCTAAATCTTCTTTTTCACAATCCCAATTAGAAATGTAGTAGTCTGCTTTTAAGTATTCAAATTTGTTGATAATATCTACTTCTCTTGTGGTATCATCAAAACCTTTATAAATTGAATATTGTTTTCTTGAATCTCCAATGACGTATTTGATGTATTTCATAAGTGGCTTCCTTTCTAACTTACATGAAAATTATACTATTTATTTTTTAGAATTTCTAGTAGCCGATTTTTAATCTTCATCAGGATAGCCGCTAAAGTCTAAGATACATGGAGTGTTATCAGATGCTCTGTATCCATAGTTGCCATTGTGCATATCTGAAAGAATATCAAAATCATAGTCATTTTCAGCTTTTTCCAGGAAGTTTTCTGTTTCTTCATAACCATAGCATTTGCAAGCTGCATACAACCAAGAGTAAGCCATGCCATAATTATAACCTAAATTTTTATAATAATCTTTTTCAGCGCTCGAAAGAGCATCATATTCTGCGTCCCAGTTATTATCCTCAACTTCATCTAATGGAATAACTTTCTCTTGAATATAAACATCGCCATCTCTAAGAGTTTCAGCGAAGAATTTTCCAATGCCATCTTTACAAAAATCTAAGTATAATTCATATTCTATGTTACAAGAGTCGTTATAATATTCACGCAGATAAGATTCTCGATTGTCTTCGTCCTCATCTTCATCATACTCCCAACATTCTTCATAGCCAATATAGCCATCAAAACCTTTTTTAACAACATAGTCTAAATCATCAAAAGCAAAGCAACATTTAGAGATTCCTCTTGAAACAGAAGCATGAAAATCTTTCTCTGCTCTAATCTGAAAATCCCACCACATTTCTTCTTCATCTTCATAAATATCAAAAGCAAATGGGTATGTGCAGTAGCTATCAATTTTACTTACTAATTCTTTGTTGTATTCCATGTTTTTTACCTCTTTCTTTTTACATAATAATTATATAATAAATTTTTATTTTTATCATGTAAGTCCTCGGAAACACAATAGATGAAACAATTAAGAAGCTCTCAGAAATAATATTTTTGGGAAACGTTTTATTTATGTACTAATAATATTATAAATTATTTTTAATTTCAATTCAACCTACTACTCCCCTGTGCGGGAACCTCTGCGCTTCCGAATGGTTGCCGCCCTGGAGAAGAGAAGATGTTTAATATTTTTAAGAGTCTTATATAATATGGATATAAATAAAAATAAAAAGAGTAATATAAATATATTGTATATTATTATATATATTATTATTTAATATATAAATTACATATATAAATATTACTCTTACTATTGTTTATCTTTATATAAAGAATAATAAAAATTTATTTAATTGTCAAGTTAGATAAACTACCATGATATTTATTATTCTTATTTAATTTCTTTAAAGATATAGGTTTTGTTTTATTATTGTCTATTAAAGTATGCCACTTAGGAGTTTCTAATTTATTATTTTTAACAGCTTTTATAGTTTCCATATATTGACTCCTTTTATTATTTAATTATAATATCAGATAAAGAACATCTAAATTTAGTGTTCTTATCTAATTTATTTAAAGACAAAGGTTTAACTTTTTTATTTCCTAGAAGAGTATGTGTTACGCAGCCTTCGCCCCTTGTCTTCTCTCTAATCTTTTCAAACTCTTCTCTTGTAAAAATGTCTTTCAAACCCGAATACCCCCTATATATATTATATATTTTTCCTTCAAGAAATAAAGTGTTTCACATGATTCCTACTCCTATATCTTATCAAAAATTTTAGTCTTGTCAAGTCAGTTTATTTAATTTCACATAATTTCACATATTTTATAACAAATCACATAATTCACATAATTGATATAAGAAATCGGCTACTTGGAATTTTAAAAATTTTATTTTATAATAATCATGTAAAAAGAAACGAGGAAAATAATTTATGTACGAAACTTTAGTAAGAATCAAAAACATTAACCCTGGCTCTGTAACATTGTATGCTGTTGATGAGACAGATGATGGAACGCTTAAACTTAAAAGATTAGTATTCCATGATTATGAAACAAAAGAGATTGAGTTAGGAGAGTTGATTGATTATTACAGAACTGCTAATGAATTTATACGAGTATATTGGGACGATATATTTGAATTAGATAATGAGATAAAAGAAATTTTAGCACAATATTAAGAAAGAGAGGTCAATATGAGTGAGCTGCTGAACTGGTTAAAAGATAACTATACCACAAAAGAACAGTTAAAAGAAGATATGGCTAATATGTTTATTGATGTTAAGTTTGAAGGCGACTTAGCACTGTTTAAATATAATATGCTCAAAACAAAAGTAAATGATGATGGTTCTGTGGCTCGCTTAGATTGGTCTATTCCGCTGCAAAAAGAGTGCCGCGGACACATTGTTAACTTAAAATACATGGCTTTTGTTTGTCGGCCTTTTGATAAATTCTTTAATTATGGTGAGTCTAATGCAGATGCTATTGATTGGAAAACTGCAAAGGTGCAAGAGAAGATTGATGGCTCCTTAATTAAAGCCTATTATTATGGAGAATGGCGATTTGCTACTCAAGGAATGTTTCATGCTGATGAGTTATTTACACAACAGATAAAAGAAGCGTTAGCTAACAGTGGAATCCGAATGGATTTGATGTCTCCTTTTTGCACATACCTATTTGAATTAGTATCTCCTAAGACGCAAGTTGTTGTTCACTATGACAAGCCTAAATTATATCATCTCTCTTGTCGAGACAATGCAACAGGAGAAGAGTATGACAGAAATTTAAATGTTGAAAAACCTAAGTATTATTCTTTAAGCAACCTAGACGATGTAATCGCCGCAGCCAAAGAATTAAATAAGACTGACACTGTTGAACATGAAGGCTTTATTGTTAAGGATAAAAATAACAAGAGAGTAAAAGTAAAAGACCCTGCGTATGTTGCTGTTCATAAGATGGCTACACAAGAGGTTAGTAAAGATTTGGTAATTGAACGAGTAATAAACAATGATGTTGATGAGCTTCTTCTATATCGACCACAATTAGTTTCCACTGTTGATTATTTAAAAAATTTATATGAGGAACTTTTAAAGGCTCGTGATGAGTGTGAGCGGCACCTTGAAAGCCGCCCAAATGAATCTAAAAAAGAGTACGCTATGTGGGTAAAACAAATGCAGCTAACTGAGCCCCGCTGGTTTTCTGCGCTTGCCTTTGGTCGACCTAATGAGGAAACATATAAACGTCTTTTAAAAACGAATTATCCAGATTAGAAAGAGGAAAGATATGCGAGATAAAAAATTAAGAAAAATACAAAGGAAAATTAACAGAAAAATAAAGAACGTTAATAAGGAATTGAAAAATATACAGGAGAATTTTTATTTGAAACAAACTGAAAGATATACTATTAAGAATGTTACTTGGTGTGACGAAGAGGCTGCTGCCATATATGTAGCTCCAACTGCTTATGGCTTTACTATTGACTTGTATGAAAGTCACCCTATTGGTGGGTTTGAGATGAAAAGCAGTCCAAAAGGATATGTGAAAGTTCCTAAGTGTGAAGAAGAATTTATTCACCGTTGGGAGTTGTTTACTCCATCAGAGATTGAAGGTACTTTTGATAATTTAGACACTTCATTTATTCCTGAAATTAAAGAAGTCTTGAGTTTATTGTATGCCCCTATTTATGATGATAATGGCAATTATGTAGAGGCTAAACAGAGATTCCCAGAGTTTGAAGTGGAAAAGAAATAAAATTTTTAGTATAATATATGTGTAAATGAATAAAGGAGAAAAGAAAATGAGAGATGCAAAATTGAAAAAACTTCAGCGTAGATTGAACAAGGTGACAAGAGTTTGGAATGAAGTTGTTATAGATTTAGAGCAGCATACTTGGACAGTAGATGGAAAAGATTATGAATATTATGTTCGTCAGATTGAGCGCCATGAGGGATTAAATCATTATGTTTTTGATATGGGTATTTACAGTAAAACTGTTGTAGGAGAAGAAATGAAAGCTACCTCAAAAGGATTGGTTAAAGTTCCTAAATACGAAGTAAAACAAGAGGATTGCTTTGTATTGTTTGTCCCTAAAGAAGATATGAGTATGGCTAGTGTAGCTAATGAATTTACAAGAAAAGTTCCTGGTCAATATTTCATTAAAAATTTGCAAGTTTAAAAAATTTTTGATATAATACAAGAGAAGTTAGAGATAATCTCTAATCGGTTTTGTTTTTTTGGATGTTAACATCCTCCTTTCGGCCTAGGGGTTTATCCCCTAAGTTTGAGGGATAGCTCATTCGCCTCCACGCGGTGTCCCTTGGTTCACACTAAATGAATGAACGTTCTCCTTTCAATGAGGGCGCAACTTTTAACCTCTTTCGGTTGTGTCTTCATTGAAAGGAGAACAATAGTAATTAAAAATTAAAAAGGTTTGTATAGAGAAGAAGTGTTAAAGCGTAGCAATAGGCAACTCGAAAGAGAGAGGAGTATAATATTATCGCCAGACAACTCTGAAGCTATGCCAGTTAATCGTAAGATGTGCAGCTGCATCTAATTGGTAAGTTTTGCTAACCACTCTTCCAAAAATAAAATCACTCACTACACCTCTTATTCCAATGCAAGCCTTTCAGTTTATATATAATGTTTCATGGTTAGCAAAACAAAAGCAGAGAAGTCAAATGGGGAGGCTTCTCTCTTTTTTTATACCTGTGCGGCACCTTGTTTGCAGATTTTTACACTACCCATTACTCCACCAACGAGGTCCCGCACAAGCATAAAAAAAAAGAGAGACTAGCTTTCGCTAATCTCTCTCATTTCTTTTAGTTTTTGCTCTTGAAGTGTTTCTCTCCAAGCGTCATATTCTTCTTTTGTGGTTTGTTGAATTTGAATTGTTTGATGCGTTCCAGCATCTGGCCCCGTTTCAGGGAATAACCAGTCAACCCTATAAATTTTATCATTTACCACAACATCTTGGGCGTATTGAACACTGCAAAGAATATAGCGTTGTAGAGTGCTATTGTAAGCGCAAAAAGCATTTTCATTAAAATAATACGTTGTATTATCAATAACAGTCTTATAGTAAAACATTTTTTATCTCCTATACAGTAAAGCAAATAGAAACGCCCAAAGGAGTTTGAGAAATGTCATAACGAGAATCTTCGGAAGTCCAAGAAGTTGTAGAAGAACTAATTTCTCCCAAGTAGTTTACGTTACCTACCCCTCTTTGATTTCCCATAGGAGCAGGACTCCTTGTTAACCAAGGCCAAGGCATTGGTGTGAGTTGGTCCGATGGAGAGACATAGGTTTCTATCGTTTTTATTCTTGATTTTGCGTCTGTGTAAGCAACAAAATATTTTGTTGTGTCTCCTCCAGGAAGTTCATTATTATAACTATTGTAGGCGTCTGATTGAGCAACCTCGGCGTAACTAGGTAAGAAGATGTAATTTTGACTTGGAATTGTGGCGCTGCCTGGCAGCAAGCCGTCAGCATCTCTGGTATTTGTGTCTCCAGGGAAGAGCGTTCCAGGAATGGATTCTTCTATCGACTGATAATCACTGGCGCCGCCTTTAATTGAAGAAACATTAACTAATTTAATAATACTTCTCCAAGTATTAGACATAGCATTATACACAGTACCATTTAGGTATTCTCTTATTAAAGAATACTTGAAACCACCACGATTACTAGAGGAAGTATGATATGTTTTAAGAATATCTAACATTCCAGTGTCAATAAAAGTAAAAGTTGTTTTATTGCCAGTGATAGTTGAATAAGCTCTTCCGCTACCAACAGCAAATTCTCGTTTTTCATAAATCCAACTAGCAATTTTTTTACACTCTGTGTCACCTAAGTCGCCATACCATACTTTACAATAATTTATTTTGCCCTGTCCTTTTGCATAATAAGCACCAGTACTTTTTCTTTTTCTTGCTCCAAAAATGAGACCAGAGCTAGTTGTAAGACTTCCAGAAGGTGGTAAAGTTGAAACTCCAAAGTTTATAACTTCAGAAACCACTTTATAGTCTTCACTCCACATACCAGTAGAAGGATTAGAACGTTTTTTGTAATAGATAGTTAAACCTTGTTGACCTTTTGTATGTCTTATTACAACTATTTGTCTTGGATTGTAATAATATTTGTTAATAGAAGCATTATTGTTGTAAGGTGTTACACTAGGGACAAATTCAGAAAGCGAGTTTTCAGTTATATTGGAACCAATTTGGAATTTAGGAGCAGTATTTTGTGTAAGAACAATTCTTGTTTCCATGGCGTCGAAGCTGCTTTGTCCAAGGTCTCCGGCAATAGACATAATTGTATTATAAATTTGGTCGTCACTGGTTGCACTAGTATATTTTTTATATCCAGAGCTAAAGTCTAAAGCCAAAACAAAATCTTTGTCCTCTTTTAATAATTGAACTTCAGGAATTTCAACAACAGTGTTTCCATCTAAGACAATAGGAGAGGAGTAATTATAATTAGAGCCTTCACCTACAATTACCTCAGAAGTGACTTTGCCCACTGTATCATTTGTCGAACCATTAAAATCTGGCATGTAGCCAAATTGAACATTAACTTTTGTGCCCGCTGGGAAGAAATATGTGCTAGAGTCTGAATCAGTTTTAGTTCCGCCAACCTCTCGGTCTTCGTTTAACTCAAAGTTTTTAGCCCATACAGAAACGTCTGCGGCGCTCATCTCGCTGTAATCAGGTTCAACATTAAAACCTCCGAAAACGCCTTCTTCAAAAACTGGATAGACTGTCATATCTTGAGTTACGCAGCCTGTTGATTTGTCCCAATTTTTAAAGAGATATGTTCTCATAACCGTAGAGCTGCCACTTGCAAGACTATCTGCTTTTGTAGGATATTCAGGAATTTTTACGTTTTTCTTTGCTTTATAAACATCTTCATAAACAGCCTCATCTCCATAAGTGACTGTTGTTGAAACCATAACTTCACTATTACTAGCTGTGCCTTGTTTCCAAATAACAGTGAATGTTCTTAAAGCTGTGGTAAATTCTGCGTCAACAAATAATTGACCATTAACAATAGATGGATTATTGGTCATAATAGGTGTTGTCGCAATATCAATACTCCACTTGTTAAAAGTGTAGTCATACATATCATCAGAAGCCTTTGTAGGCGTTTTAATATATCCTTTTTCTAATGGGTCAGGAGCTAAGTTTCCTTCTTCCACATATTCGCTATAAAGCACTTCTTTATTAGCTCCGCGGAAAACAACCTCAATTTCAGCGCCTATACCAGTACCAGTAATTATTAAAGGACTTTCTGAATTTTCATCGAAGCCTGCGTTCCACGCTTTTTGATAAGCTCTCATTTCAGAAGGAAGGATTGTTGAATGAACTTGGATTTTTCCTGTTAAAACTGAATTAGTTGTATTGATACCATTTTCGTTAATACCACCAATGGCAACCAAACGGTTAAGCAAGGAAGTGTCTTCCAAGGCGCCGCGCGCATCTTTTTCATCTTCATCATCAGTCCAGTTAACATCAACTAAACGAACACGATTGAGGTTTGGAGCATTTTTAATCATATTAAGCTCATTTAAATTTGGACAGTTTTCATAGATTAAACGCTGTAAATTTTCATAGCTATCCATTTTTAAATTTTCGTCGCTTAAATAATATAAGTTTCTTAGGGTTAAGCCGTTAACATTGTTAATATCAGCTAATTCAAGCATAGCTCCATTAGCAAAGGCGATAGAAGAAACACCAGAATCTTTAGTATAAATTCTCTTTAAACTAGGAATCATAGATACGTCAACAGCTGGATTAGATGTCATAGCACATCCGCGTAAGTCAATTTCCTCTAAAAGAGTATTCGTAGAACCGACACTTAATTGGTCAAACTTACTATTGAAATATCCTTCTTTTTCATTTCCTAACAATAATTTCTGGATTCTCTTGCCTGGTCCGAAACCTGTTGAATAGAGATAGAAAGGAGACAAGTCTCCAAGGTCTTGAAGCATTGAAGCGGAACGAATTGTATAGTTTTTATCTTGATATTCGTTACCTTGTTGCAGATAAATTTTTGTAGGAACGCCGGCTTTTGCTCTTACTCTTTCAACGATACCATCAAAATACATAGAAACATATAGGTCAGAGTAAGGCGTTAGTGTAAAGTATTCTCCAAATGGGACAGTTGAACTACCAATATTAGAAGTAAAACGACCTGTGATACTATCTTGTACTGCCGTAGGGGTAGCATATTTGGAAGAGAAGTATGCGTCTTGATATGTTTCAAATCTTGCTCTTTGATATTTCTTCTTTCCATTTAAACGCTCAATAAACTCTGTTGTTTGAACAGCTTCACCATTCGGTCTAGTATAACCCTCTGCTGGTCTAAGGTATTTTTTCCACATGTCTTTCATTTCAAGAACTTCTGGCTTAATGTCTTGATAGTCATTAAAAAATTGAATAACATTTGCGCCTCTCCAACATTCGGAAAGATCAGTCGCCATAGTTCTTAATTCAGAATTTAAGCAATCTCTTACATTACACCAGAGTCCACTCTGCCAACCATTAAAATAGTAGTCACCATTTGCCGACATTCTATCAGTGTCTTCTGAACCATAAGGAATTGTTAAGTAACCAGAGTTATCGCAACCTAAAGCTGTATCATTGTCATAGTTGAAAACAAAATCCCAACGGCCTTTTACCGTACTATCTCCATCTACATTGTAGTGAATAAATGTATTCTTAGCGCGGTTATCAATCATAATGAAACGTTCAGTGAAGAGATAATGGAATACTAAAGAATCTTTAACATAATAGTCGCCAACTTCGGCAGTGAATTTGGCTTTTCTATACTCAACAGTGTCTTTTGTGTATTTTACTCCATTATAAATAAAAGGACTAGTAAGAATATTATTTGTTGCTGTTTGTTGGTTAGTTGATTCAGTCCATTCCCAAACTTTTCTAAAATTGCTAACCATTGTATTCACATAGGCTTTATTGCTCTCTTGCTGTGTAACATAGGCCTGATAATCTTCTTCTGTTTCAAAAGAGTCAGATGATTCGGTTACGCAAGTAAAATCTTTGACATCTGGATAGCGGAACTCAAATACCTTTCCGGCCCAGAAACTGTCTGCTTCCACTCCATTTTTTGCGTCAAATTTAAAATCTTCTATTCCTATTTCATCTGTACCTTTTTTGAATAAACATTGAGGAAAAGTGTTGTTAGAAAATTCAATAATACATTCAAGAGGGTCGTCTGTCATACCAAACGCCTTAGCATTTTTCTTAGAGTTTCCAAAATCTCCGGCAGCATAGAAATGATACTTACCATCAGCTGGAACTTCTAATGGTGTTACTGCGGCGCCTGTTGAGTCGATACCAGTTTCTTTAATAAAAATTATGCATGGGTGAAACTCCATTGTGTCGCGTACTTTTGGATTGTCTTTTCTTGCTTGTCTAATGAAAGGCTGATACTGGTTATATCTTTCAGCCAAGCGAGAGTTGTTTGCGTTTTCAGAAGAAGCAACATTGACCTTCATATTGAAATAATTTACACCTACACTATCATCTGTCATAGCATAAGTTTTTGAATGTTTAGTTTCTCCATTTTCAACATAATCAAAACCATCAGAGCATTTAATATCAAGGTTACGTGCGGAATCTCCATACGCGTCCGAAGAGGTACCCTGACCTTTTAAAGACACTCCAGTTGCAGTCCAGTTGTGAACAGGGTCACCATTACCCATAATCTGCTGTACCGTACAACCTTTAACGGTGTTTGACTTTCCGTTTGTAAATACAGGACACTCAATAAGAATAATTCTCATTTCAGGATACATGGTAGCAATTTTGTTATAATCAAGTTCTCCATCATCATTAAGAATCTGGTTTCTATTATAACGAGCTGACATATCTTCTGCGGTTAGAGAATCACCATAGAAGTTCTGTAATGTTTCTTCCATTGAAAGAGAACGAGTATATACTTTAAAGCGATAGAGATGAACATCACAATCTTCAGAACCAAAAACCACAGGGAGGGCCTTTCCGGTTCCATAACTGGTTTGTTCCATATCCGCGTTTTCATCATATATTCGGCAGCAAACAGGGTCCGCGCTAAGATAAGACACAATTTCTCTGGTCTCACTCTTGCTTTGAATATTATATTCAAGTTCTAAAAGCTCATCTTCCAAATAAGGAGCTTCAATAGGTTTATAGCTACCAGGATATAGGTCACCACTTTGTGCGGTTAATTGAATACCGGCTTTAAAGCGCACTAACTTCTTTACTGGTGTTGTTACTTCTTCGCCTGTGTTAGGGTCAGTGGTAGTAACCTCTTCCGTTACTTCGGTATCTTGATTAGCTTCAGCGAGACAGGACATAACCTGAGCATCAAACTTTTTACAGTTAACAGCTTTAAAAATTACTTTAAAGTTCTTCCCTTTGTCTCTTGGGTCATCTCCAAATAAAGGATAGTCAATAGTAAGAGTATCTCCCGCTTTAATGCAAAGATAATCTATATTATTCTCATCTACTAACCAACCACCATTAACCCAGTCAAAACCATCAGAGAATGTGGCCTTATAGCCATTGTATTCATAAACATCTTTATTAACGTCATTATTCGTTCTACTCTCTGGAGAGAAATCAAAAGCTAATTCTACACCAGTGATAGGTTTAATTTTATCAGCGTCAGCAAATGCTTCAACAGTGAAAGGAATTTCTTTTCTCGTTCCACCAGACTCAATAATTAAAGTCAAATTCTCATTTGCTTCCATTGGCTTGTAAGAGAAAGTTTGTTCTGACCTATCAGCATTTACTTCAGATTTAACTTCTACTGTTTCCCCGTCATCAATACTAATAGTAGTTAAAGAAGTCGAAGTTTTAGGGTTATATACACTATACTTGAAAACATAAGTTGTGTACTGTTGTAATGGAGTTCCATCATAATTGCTTCTAATCAAAGTTGATGTACCGCTATCTGTAATGAACATAATTTCATAGTAGAGGGCGTTACTTTCCAACTCAATTCCACCATCTAAGGTTGCAGATACGTATATTTTAACTGTTCTTACTCCATGTCCGTTCGGAGATACACTAACAGTAGTAGATGTATTAGATGTTCCAATATTTGTAGTGGATTCTTTGCCATCAATAATAACATGTAAGGTTTTAGTAACGTTTCCAGTTGGAGTTACAGAAATGTATGCTGTTGTTTTTTGAGCAAGAGCATCGGAGAAGTTAGATGTAAGTGTTAATTCAACTGCAACAACAGTATAGTAGATACTTGCACTAACACCTTCTTCATTTGTTACTGTAACGGAAACTGTTGAAGTTCCATTTCCAATATATTGAGTAATGTCAACATTGTTGTCACCCTCAATAAAAGAAACGGTTGTTTGTAAAACTTTATTCACAAAAACTTTTGCGGTTGCTGGGATACCAAGAGTTTCAACATCGTCTCCAGTAGCACTTTGTGGTACTGAAGCATAGTTAATAGTTAAAACAACAGGGTCTCCTTTTTTAACAGTAATCGTAGAGCTTCCAACTCTTTTTAATCGTACACGAGAAGCTGATGCGGAACCTCCTCCGCCACCACCTGAGATAACAGTAGAGCTCATGGCGTCTTTCACGTTGCCGCTCCATTTTGGGTATTCATTAGGGTCAAAAGCTGTATCTTCATCAGGAAGGTAGGAAGGGTCGTACATATATAAGGTACTATTGTCTTCTTTATACCAAATTCTGCTATAATTTCCTATTTTAGAGAGGTCGATACTATTTTCTGTAAAATCTTGTCCGACAAAGGCGTTTTTAATCGTAGTTGCCAATTCTAAAGCCTTTGCGGCGTTTTTTGCGGCGCCGCCTTCTGTAACGTCTGGATTCGTCTCGCTAGGCGTACCATTAACAGCGACTTCTAATTCATCAAGTCTTCCACTATTTTCATCAACGGTTTCTTTTAGTTTTTCAACGCCTTCGTTGTTTTTAACTGCTGTTGTCAATTCAGACAACTTTTCATCAAGCCTTTTGTCAGGCTTTTCTTTGTCTTCAACTTGAACATAATGCGCATCAACTAGAGCAAAATCATTATTATTCTTAGGTGAAATACCAGAGATTAACTCTACGCCACCTTTAAAATTATTTAACTTAGCCACTCATTTACCCCCTTTCACTTAATGTCATTGTTGTACTTCCCAAATTTGGGTTTAATGAACGATAAACGTCATATTCGTACGTATAAGTTTTATTTTCGACCTTAACAGTATTTTTCACTTTAAAATACTGTCCATCTGCATTTAATTTTTCAAAGCCGCCTATAAAGCCTCCAACTGAAATATCAATGTTTGTTCCATCATATCCCAATCTTTCTTTTGGAACGGCTAAATAAATATATTCTTCTTTCCCACAAGAGGTAGTACAAATAAGACCATCTGCACTTGGAGATAATTGTTCATTACCTAAGTCGCTAATAAAATCAGATACTACCGATTCCGTTGAAGCGTTTAAATCAGTTAATGGCTTTGAACCCCAATAGAACAAGTTGCAGAAAGTCATTTTTGTTTCTGCACTCGCAGAAGAATAAGCGTCTGAAATTTCAGCTTTAAAAGTGATTGTGCCAGGGGAAGAAAGAGTAATCGTGCTTCCGTTTGAAGAAACTGGATAGCTTCTACCAACACCATCTGATGTAAGCGCCCACTCTTTAAAAACCTTTTCCCAGATATAATCATTTTCGCTATTGCTAATAAAAATAGAATTTGAAACATTTTTGTTTAAAGCAATATCAAAATACATTTCTTTGATATTTGTTTTACAACGAACAAAAGTTTCTTTAGCATAATCTCCAGTGTAATTGCCGGAATTTGGAATAGGTTTATTTAAGAATCTTGTTACCTCAAGAGGAACAAAAGTAAGATTTTCAAATTTGGAATTGATTTCTACAATACTATCAGCTAATTCCTGAATTTGTGAAGTTTGAGTTGCAAACATTCCATTAACAGCGCTATTAGCAATAGGGTTATTAGATAAATCACTAAGCTGTTTATCAACCTTATCCCAAGTAACAACTTTATCCTCATCAATAGTAGCCTTCAAATCAAAAGCTTCAGGAGGCAAATCTCCTTCAAGCAGAACGCCGTTAATCATTGGTCGGTTACTTAAATCATTATAGTTCTTTGTTCCAGAGCTTAAATCTCCGTTCATATAGATACCATTGATTTTTTCTACCAACTGAGTAATGTCATCACCATTTGGTAAAGTTTCACCAGAGTCTGTAATATACAAGCCTTCACCAATATTGATTGTGGCCGGTTTTGTACTCCAGTTATATGTGTAAACACCATTCTTTAAAGTGTAGAATCTTACAGAGAATCTAACTTGTCCAGCGTATGCGGTAGCATTATTGTTTAAATCCCACGCAAAAATAATTTTTCCTTTTCCAGTTAAATATTTGTCTGTTACAGGAAAAACATATTGTCCTCCATTTGCGTTTACATACTGAATAATACAAGACTTTTGATATAAGTCAACATCATCAAAATATTGGTCAATTTCAAAATAAATTGTTTCAGAATCGTGGTCACGACAAATTGCCGCAGCATCTTCAAACTGTGTAGGAATCTTAATTGTACGACTATTTGCATCAATAAGAAACTTTGACTCGGTGTCAGCGTTAATCATTTCAATAGCAATTTGACCATTCCCAGGATTCTTTTCAATCTCTTCAAGTTTCTTCTTAAAATCTTCTACGGTTGTTATCATTTGCCGGTAACCTCCCTAATTGATTCATATATATCAATGTTAAGTTGCGTTAATTCTTTAATTTGAGCAACGGTTTTTTCTAATAGAGAGAGTTTTTGAGCTTCTTTATACGAATCAAAAGTCATTTCAACTTTTTCCACGTCAGAAAAGATTACACTGTCTCCTTTGAAAATAACAATAGAAACAGAAACTTCTCCATTTTCAACACCAATATAATTATCTAAAGAGACACCGTACCAATCATAATTTTTATCTTCATCAACCTTAGTTAATTTAAGCAATTCATCATTAACTCTGCAATAAAAAGTTCCTTCCATACCTTTTGGAAAGAAAAAACTTGTAACACTTAAATCTTTAGATGTGTCAATAATGCGGAGTTTCTGATTTTCTTGATATACGATTCGCATATAGGTTCTCTCCTTTCTGTCTTGAAAAAAGAAAATAAAATGTTGGAAGTTACTTTAGAATAACCAAAAAAGAGAGGGGTACCCATATAGGATACCCCTCATTGGAGTGCGGGAACCATCTTAGATTCCGCGTAATGTTTGATATATAAAGCTGCAAACAGGTTGCCGCCTACTTACAAGCCTTCCAAGTTCCTCCGACTTTTACATATACTTTTGTCGCCGCCTTCTGGGCGCCGCTCACTTTGATATAAGGTGTTGTAACATTTCTCCAAATACCATTAACCTTAATCATGGGCCAACCGTTAGTTGTGGTTGTTGAACTTCCAGAAGTTAAGGTGGCGAATGTTAGAGTTTTATCTTGAGACCACCAACCCCAGTTGTCTTTAACCCATGTGTGAATTGTATATGAAGTACCTGCGCTGAGACCGGTAAGATTTACACTTGTAGATGTCGTATAAACATCACTTTCACTATTGATTCTATATTTGTATTGACTAATAGAATTATAGCTGCTACATGTACCAGAAAAATTTAAAGTACAAGTAGAGTGAGATATTGACGAGACTGTTGACGTGCTTACTGGCTGTGTTCTCGATAATGCTGGAAGAGTTGGTGTAAAATATTGCCAACTTGTCATGGTATAACTTGGCCAATATGATGATTTATAACCATTATACCCATCTGAAATATTGTGGTTGAGATACCATCCTACACCAGGTGGATCTGTGACGCTGCCATCAGCGTTATGAGAGAACTCTGAAGACTTTGCGTCTCCAGGGTCGTAAGTGTCATAGCTTCCTTTTTGAACATAGAAGCTCCAAGACTCTGGGCCAAACACAGAATCTCTTGTTCGGATACCAGCTTGAGCGCTACCAGTTTGATTCCAGATTGAGTATAAAGAGCTGTTTGCTTTTACTTTCATCCACGCCACATAGCGGTAAGATTTGTTCGTGTTTGGATTTTGAGAATAACCATGTTTAACAACAATAGAAAACCCAGTACCAGAAGCTACTGTTGTTTCAGTCCATTGTACTGCTCCATAAGCCATTTCTTTTTTTCTCCTTTTCTCTTTAAAACAAAAGAAACAAGGAGAAGAAAAAAGCTAGAGGTCTCCTTGTTTAATTAGAAAGTTTCCAAGCTCCATTTACTTTTATATAAACAGCCGTAGCTTTTTTCCAAGAGCCTGAAACTTTGATATAGGTATCAGTTCCTCTTTTCCAACTTCCATTAACTTTTACATAAGGAGTTCCTTTTGTTGTAATAGAAATTGTTTTATCTGGTGACCACCAACCCCAATTATCCTTTACCCATGTGTGCATAGTATATGAGGTGTTTGGCGATAATCCCGTTACCGTTACAGAAGTAGATGTTGTATAGACATCACTACCGCTATTTATTCTATAACAGTATTCAGAAAGAGAATTATAACTGCTACACGTGCCAGAAAAATTTATTTTACAGGTTGTTCCTGTTATGTCAGTTATAGTTGCATTACATGCGGGGCGGGACCTGCTTAGTGTCGGCATAGTTGGTGTAAAATATTGCCAAGATGTTACGGTGTAACTTGGAAAACCTGATACGCTTGAAAGGCCGTGGTTAAAATACCAACCAACTCCAGGAGGGTCAGTTGCGCTGCCGTCGGCATCGTGAGAAAATTCTGAAGATTTTGCGTCTCCAGGGTCATAGGTCGCAGAGCCTAAACTAGAAATTGTGAATTTCCAAGATTCTGGGCCGAATACACTATTCCTCGTTTGGATGCCGGCCTGGGCGCCGCCCGTTTGATTGTACATTGAATATCCGCTTTTGATGGAGGATACTTTCATCCACGCCACATAGCGGTAAGATTTGTTCGTGTTTGGATTCTGAGCGTAGCCATGCTTTACGATTATTGAATATCCTGTTGCTGAAGCTACTGTTGTTTCAGTCCATGTTACTGAACCATAAGCCATATCTTCTCCTTTGACTAAAGGAGAGCCAAGGGGGTCGGAAGCTCCCCTTAGTTATTTATCTCTCTTGATTGACCCACTTGCATTACCTCTTTCTTTTAAGAGAGATTAGAAGAATTTAATTAAGAATATACTATATAAGTATCTCCATTTTTTCCCACACTAGAGCTTGGAGCGGAAGTGCCATAATAAGTTTTTGAAGCATAATCTCCCCAGTTGGAAGAATCGAGAATCCTTTTTTCACCTTTCCAGACTCCTCCACTTTGAGCTTGCCATCTTAAACCATCGCTGCCGTCTACCAAAGTTCTAATATATAGGCCATAACTACTACCATCTCCGGCACCATTTCTATGTCTTGTGCTAATTATATGATTCCAAGAGCCTCCTATATTGGCCGTTCCTAATACAGTTTTATATGTTGATAAGTCGTTCGTTGAGTCAATAGTAACAGCCATAGATACGGGAACTGTCGGAGCTTCGCTGCCTCTAGTGGACGCTTTATAAGGAATCTCTATGTCTCCTTGGAAGATACCGCCTGCGTAATTCACATTGCCTCCTGCGTTCACCCTGAAAATGTAACTGTTCATTGTGTCGTCCCAAATACCCCTCCAGCCTGAATCGGGATTTGAGTACATATACATTCTACCAACAGTTGAGTTTACGCCTACATCTGATTCTGTTGACTTATATTTATCTCCAACATAAAGATTAGAAGTAAAGGTTCCTCCAGAATAATAAAGATTATTGCTTGTGTCAAAGTAAGCCAAATAATTACTAGACCTAGAATCCCAAATTCCTCGCATACCATTAGCCGGATTTGAGTGTAAAGCAAACTCTCCCGCAGAAGAATTGACACCAACAGTAGACTGTGTAGTTCCATTAGAAGTGCCTATATACACATTTCCATTTGTGCTGATATTATCTCTAACCCAAAGGCTTCCATTGATGCCACCACCAGTAAGCGGCAAGTAGGTCGCCGCCATCTCTTCCTCTGTTGTTAAGGTTCCTGATGTTATTGGCAATTTTAAAGTGTTTATGGTTGAATCTTCTTTGGTAGAAATAATTTTTGTTGAGCCTGAATTGGCTCCATATATTTGTAATTGACCTTTTCTAAGGTTGTTGTCTCCTAATATAAGAGTGCTTGTATCGTCTTTATTAAAAAGAGTGCAAGCATCTCTTAATTGTTTAGGAGTTATATAATCCCCATCTTCATTTGTAAAGAGAGGATAGAAAAATCCATCTTCATTTATTTGTAATGAGTTAATGGTATTAGAGTATTCAGAATTACTGACAAGAGTCCTTTTACTCCCATCATCATAGAAAATTCCTCCACCATCTTTTGCAACAACAAGTTGCCCATCAACAATAGGTACGACGCCGTCTTCCATATCTCTTGTTGTGGTTAAGACAGGAGAAAAAGTTTTGTATTTCATATAAAAAACCTCCCACTTGCTTTTTATTGAATTTTATGAGTAAACTACGTAGATGTCACCGTTCTTACCGGTACTTGAACTTGGTGTTGAAGTGCCGTAATAGATTGTTGGGATATTGTTCTTCTTCCAACAAGCTGCTTCTGACCAACCACTAACAGTAGAAGTTGTTAAGGTTCCTGGGTATTTGATAGTTAAATTCATATACCCCCAGTCGTAAGCTAAATCACTGACGCTGATAGTGTCATAGGATTCACTTTTGCTCGCATATAAATTTACCACACCGGAAGATTGCGTCGCGTAGATGCCACAACTATCCCACAGGTTCATTTCATCAAATTGTTCAAGAGTGTGGTCTGTTGAATTTTGCGTATTTTTAAAACGCATTTCAATTCTACGTGTTGGGCGTCCTCTTTGATGAACATTAAAGACAATAGGTTTATTGCAATAAGTTCCATTTACTTGGATTTGCATAAAGTTTACATATCCCCAAGTGCCAGAGGTTCCAGGCATGCTCGTTTTATTGTGCGACCCGTATTGCAGTAAAGAGGTTCCCGCAACGTTTAAAGTTCCACCATTTGCAATATTTCCATCAACCCAGAGATTAGTGTGAAAACTACCACCCTGATAATGAACATTGTTAGATGAATCTATTTTTAAAAGATAATCTTGTATGCCAATATCCCACACACCTCTATTACCACTAGAAGGATTTGAATATATATAAATTTTACCCGCAGTAGATTGTGCGCCTAACTGATATTCAGTAGTTGCTGTTGCATCACCCACAATAACGCTCCCACTTAAGGTTCCTCCAGTAAGCGGCAAGTAGGTCGCCGCCATTGTTTCTTGTGTTGCGAGTGTTCCCGTTGTTGCAGGCAGAGTTAAAGTATTCGTATCAGAGCTTGTGTTTCCAGGAGTAATTTTAGTTGAACCAGTACCTGTTCCATATATTTCCAACTGGCCTTTACGCCCAGCGGTTGCTGTTGTTGCGGTACTGTTTCCTAGAATAAAGTTACTTGTATTACTTCCCTCATAAAAAGAGCAAGAATTTCTTATTTCTGTTGGAATAATGTGAGTTGCAGTTGAAGCTGCAAAGAGAGGATAAAAGCTGCCAGATGGACTGCTTATGATGTTAGGTTTTACTCTTAGCGAAGAATAAGCAACACCAGATGTGGCATCAAGTTTTGTGTCATCTTTACTAACAAGGACTCTATCTGAAGCGGTATCGTAATAAATACCTCCCCCATCTCTTGTTACAATCAACTGACCTTCTTTGATGGCAATTTCTCCATCGTCAAGTTTAGTTTGTGTTGTAAGAATAGGTGAAAAAGTTTTATAATTTGCCATTTCTTTTCTCCTTTTGTTCTATAAATAAATGAATAATAAGAAGCAAAAGTTTTACGCTTTTGCTTCTTAAAGAATTGTATTAAAGTACGAGTCATGTTACCTTTGTTAAGTAATAATCGAAAGATAAAGCGTCTCCATCAACTTTGGAAGAGGAGTATGCTGCTCCGTTGCCGACAAGAGCAGAGCAATCGTAGAATACGGCCGTTGGAAGTTCGCCCTCATAGGTTGAATATAAGTCAACAGTAGCTGTAATTGTTGTTAAAGTCTTGCATTGTCGGAATAGTTTATTATATCCAGTAACATTTTTAAAGCTGTTCCAGTCATTAAGATTTGCTGTTGTTAAAGTGGAACACTTGCAAAATACTCCACTATGGTTAGGAAATCTAGACTGTCCATCAGAAGACCCTAAAGATATTTTAACATTCTCATTGTAATATATTGGAAATGCAACTATTTTTTCTAGCTCCGTACATGCAGCAAACATTCCATCAAAGAAGACATACCCTTTTGTGCCAGAGATATGCTCATTTAAAGTTTCACGATAAGCTGGAAGAAAAGAAGACCAGCTATGCCTAGAATGATTTTCGTCGTCTAGTTCTTTCAAGAATTTTACATATCTATCCCAGCTTGTAGCCGAAGGACTTTCAATGTCTTTAATATCTACTGAAACCAAGAAGACGGACGAAAGGAACATAAGAGTAAAATCAGTTACATTTCTCGTATCTAATTTTGCAAAAGAAAATGATGTTAACCCACTAGCATAAAAAGCTAATGCCATGCTATAAGTATCTGAGGTGTCAAAAAGACCAGAAGAGAAGTCTATTGACTCAAGACTGTTGAATCGATAGCCAAAGTAAAACATATTTTGAGGAGCCTTAATCTTTTTTTCGTTTGTGCAAATTGTAAGAACATCATCAGAGGAAAGCCATCCAACTACTCTGCCGTCTTGATTAAGAGAGAGGTCTATTAAATCTTTATCTGTTGGTATTGAGGAAGCAAATGTTATAGATACTGCGCCCCACAAGATTTTAATAACATCTTCGGACAAGTCGGCCAAAAAAGGGTTTACCATGAATGGATAAATACTTGTCAAATGGTCTTCAAAAGATAAGTAGCCAGGATAGTTATTCTCTTCTGTTACTCCAGGGAATGTGTCTGGCAATATTCCATATTCTGTATAACCAATAGGCTCATAGGTATAAGAGAGTGACCAGTCATGGTCTGTATAAATTTTTTCTAGGCTTGTGCAACCTTTAAATAAATTATAGCAGCCAATGACATAACGGAAATCGACATTAGGCAAGCTAATTTCTTTTAATGAAGAACACTCTTCAAAGAGACCGAGACAACAATCTTCAGCATAATAAAGTCCATAAGGACTTCCAAGAGAATATCTTATAGAAGTATTGGAGCCAATTTTAAAATTTTCTACATTTACTAGTTCGGTAAGGCTAGTGCAGTTGCAGAACATTCCGTCAAAAAGAATAAAATTATAGTCAGGAATTGTTTCTGGTAAATAAGTTTTATCGCCAGAAATTAAATAGTATGGATAGAAACCTTCAACAACTGCCTCTTTGGCCATCGCTTCTATCTGTTCATCAGTATATGCTTTGGTCTGCCCAAATATAGCTATTAGTTGTTCCTCGGTATATATTTCACTACAAAAATCATTTATTGAGTTGAAGATATTTAATGCCATAGTGTAAACTCGCTCAGTTCCTTTCGGAACAAGTTTTTCTTTATAGGAAGAATACAATGACCCATTTCCAACAGTGAAATTTTCAAAGTCTATTTTTTCAAGATTGTTACAAGCTAAAAACATTCCTATAAAGCTACAAACACTAGAGGTGTCTAAGTTTTTAAAGGTAAATTCTTTTAACTCTGACAAACTTTGACAAGCTGCCCCCATGTTTATTACAGATGAAGTGTTAAGAGATTCTTCTTCGATTTCTATACTGATTATAGACGGTGAGCTATAAAGACCGACTCCATCAAACACAGAAAAGAAATAACCCATGTCTTCTGGAGCTTCTATGATACCACCATTTTTCTCCGCAACATAAATATATCTTTGTTCATTTTCATTAACAATCCAACACAGTACACTTTTGTCTGAATTTGCTGAAAGGTCAAAACAATTAGCATCTTCTGGTGGAATTGTTTTTGTGAAGATAAGTTTTGTAGGAAGCTCATTCTCGTTATTGATAAATGAATCCCATTTTTCTCCCTTATTATTATACATTTCAACCATATTTATCATCGACGAAATTTCATGCGAATGCTCACCAATGGCGGCAATCCCTGAGGTGTCCACAGGAGTTAAGTAACCTTTTGTGATGCTGAAATATGTAGAATTTGTATAAGAAGAAGAGTATGACATTGTTGGTGAAGATAAATTTGTACAATTATAGAATACTGAACTTTGTGTTGTTGGCAAAGAAGGAGCTGAAAAATCAGAAGAAACATAAATCGTTTTTAATGAACTACAACTTCCAAAAGCGCTTGTAACAGTATCGACCGATGAAAAATCCCAATTAGTTAGGTCTAACGTTTCTAGTTTTTTACAATCATAAAAAGTACTTTCTATCGTTGTAACTTTTGATGTATTTAAATTTGATACATCAAGGTCTATTAAATTGGATAAACTACAAAATAACCTAGAAAAATTTGTTGTATCAGAAGTGTCAAGATGACCCATATCAATTTTTTCTAAGCGGAGAGATAAACTGCTCTTGTAAAAGAATCCTGACATACTCATAGGAGCTTTTAAATAAAAGGCTCTAGAGGAAGGTGCAAAATACACAGACTTAAAGGTAGTGCTTCCTGGATAATAAGCAGTCCAGCCAACAGCGTTTCCCGCCCCATCTTCAGCAATATTAGCAGATTTTATGTAATTTCCAGCAATTGTCTCCGCCGGAATATCATCAACGAAAATGATTTCTTTAACATACTCATCAAATAAACTTTGACATTGTATCATAGAGATATATACTGGAGTTTTATCGTTAGGGTTGGTTAAATATCCGTCAAAAGAAAGATATGAAATATCCATTTTATCCTCGTCGAAAAGAATTGCTCCTTGCAAATAAGAACTTAGAAAAATAATAGCGTATTCTTCTTCACGAGAAAAATTGTTGTAGTTAACGGTGGAGGCTAAATCAACTGCACCATAAATTGTTCTTAAACGCCAACAATAACAGAAACAATAGGCCATTCCCACAACATTTTTCAAACTTTCTATACCTGTTAAATCAATAGAGGATAAAAATGCGGCATAGAGAAAAGTTCCACCACCCGCCAAAGAACCGTCTCCGCTTCCAAATATCTGGTCTGCGAAGTTTCCTCCCCAAGCAGAGCCAAAAGAATAAAGAATTGAAGAGTCTTTAGGAATAGTAAAATTATTGAAATTTTTAAGTTCGATTGCCAAGCAATACATGAACATTCCATCATAAAGAATTAAGCCGTCATATCCATTGTTTAAAGTTTCTCTCTTTCTTACAAAATAAATGTCAAGATAATTACTTATATTTTCTTCAGACTCTTCACCAAAATCTATTTCACTTATTTTTGAATTAAGGTCTATAATATACTGATTCCAAGTAGTTGCCGTGCCAGTTGAGAAACCTTCAAAATCTATTACAATATTGTCTGGAGCATCAACTCCAACTCCGACATAAAAGAACATATAGCTGAAATTTGTAACATTGGAAGTATTTAACCCTTTAAAAGAAAAACCTTCTAAATTTGAACAACCAAAGAACAAACCCATCATCGAGTAAGTTTGAGAAGAATCGAAAATTCCAGAGGAAAAATCTACGCCACGAAGGGTCTCAGCAAAAGGCGCAAAGAGATAGGAGCAATCTTTTGGTGCTTTAATAATATTTCCCTCTCTCGGTGCTAAATAAAGAGTTGTGACACTATCAGTATCAGTCTCTAGCCAACCTAAAACACTATTGTCTTGCGCTTCAGAAAAGTCTATTGTGGCAGCCTCATTTGAAATAGATGTTGTAAATTTGACATAGTTAACTGTGCCTACAATATCAGAGATTGGAAGCTCATAATCGTCATCAACAAGACCAAAAACCATCTCAAGACCAAAATTCCTCATAACATAAGGCTCATCATCAGTATCATACTCAATATCGCCGCTACCGTCATTGCCGCCAGTATTACCATCTTTAGGAGTTAAATAACCATTTGCAGTTCGCATATAGATACCCTCAATGTCATTTGCATCATAACTCTTGGTTGGAGATACTAATGAAGTACAGTTATGGAATGTGCTTGTATAACTTGAAGGAGTAACCCAAACTTCTGATTTTACATAAATTGTAGTTAATGCACTACAATAAGCAAATGCCATTGTGTTATTTACAATATTGTAGAAAGTCCAACTACTTAAGTCAAGAGTAGTTAAATTTAAGCAAAAGAAGAACATCCCATATATGTTCGTTAAATTTGTGGTATCAAAATTGTCCATCTTAACTGTTTGAAGGCTTAAGCAACCTTCAAATAAAAATGCCATGCTTGTAACTTCAGAAGTGTCAAGAGAGCCAAAATCAACTGATGTAAGAGAAGTTTTGTAAGAGAAAACTTCATCAAACAAAGATTTTGCTTTTAACCTATATGAGCTATTAACTGGAGCAATATAAACAGTCGTTCCACTAGTCCAAGCATAAGCTGTACCATCATTATCATCAGAAACATCTGTTGCTCCTGTTGCACTTGTATCATATGTATCAGTAAAAACAACAGAAGTTATATCTGTTCCAACAACCTGGCTAATCTTACTCTCATCGATATAAGTGTTAATGACTGCGGAACTTCCTCCGCCGCCTTCTGTACTACCCGAATCGCCACTCGTTTCTTTTGCTTCAAGGTGAACAGTAGCATCGTTAATATCTTTATCTAAATAGAAATATAATTTCCAAACACCAGTACTAGCATTACCAGTAGCTTCTAAGCCATCTAGCTCAAGATTTGAAACCGTCCAAATTTGTCCAGTTTTAGTTGTTGGTAAGCTGATAGAAGCGGTAACAGAGGTGTCGCTTAAGAATGAAGATTGGTCCAACCAAAGAGATTTGGTTGTCAGGTCCATACCTGTCACATCTAAATCCGAATCGGCGAACAGATAAACCTTATAAGTTTGTTTTGTAACATATCCTGTTTGACACAAGTAACTTCCAGATGTGTGCTGTGTGCTATATGGACAATCATTTCCTCTTAAAGCAGTACAATTTAAGAATGTGTTAGCTTTGTAAACATTATCTAAAGTTGTTTCTTCAATATCATTGTCAGAGAAAATTCGTCTTAAAGAGCTACAACCATTAAACATATCACTCATATCTGTAATCATAGATACAGTTGAAACACTTGAAAAATCAATGCTCTTTAAAGAAGAACAAGAGTAGAACATTCCAGAGGTGTCAAGTGTTGTTGTGGTTGCTAAAGTTGAGTTTAAAATAAAATATGTTTTAAAGTTTGTTAAAGTAGTCAAGAGAGAACATGTTTTAAACATATTCTTTAAATTTATCGCATAATAACTTCCATCTTTATATGCGGTACTCTTTAAGAAATTATATCTAAAAGTAACAGTTTTCAGCTTGGTACAGCCTTCAAACATACTCTCATAATTATAAATTTTAGAAGTAGATTCTGTCAAATTGAAAAGGTTAAAGTCAAAAGACGCCAACGCGGTTCCCGCAAACATTTGCTTAACGCTAGTAGTATTTGTCATAACTAATAGGCCTGTTGAGCTAAGAGTGAAAGATGTGATAGGTTTATTATAGCACATCAAACTCATATCTTCATTTGCGTAAATCTTATTACCTTTTCTTTGAGCAATTTTAAATGTCGTTCCATCTAACCAACCAACAACACCATAATCTTGAGCTTCAGATAAGTCAATAAAATTATTGTCAGTATAATCAGAAGGAACAGTGCTTGTAAACGCTATTGCTGTTACAGCATTTGGGATTGCCATGTTGAGCATAGAGCCCTTCATCAGTTTATCACTATATGTGACAGGAGTATCAGGGTCTATGGGATTGGAGTTTCCTCCACTATCACCCCCCTCATCATATACAACCCACTGCATATTCGCGTCGATGACAGCGTTACTTCCAGAATTGATTGCTCCTACTGTTCCTTTAACGTTTCCGTCAAGAGCAATACTAATGTCTTCTGATAATGAATCAGATACAGAAGATGTGGCGGCGTTGCCGCTGATGCTGATACCCCATGTTCCCTTGGCGTTTTTTCCGTCAAGAGTAGGTGCATAGCTATTGTAGTTGCCAGCGTCTAAAACTTTTCTCCAGTCATTCCAACCAGAACCTTTTCCATCTCTATAATACAAATCCCCACTTGAACCATTATTTGCGGGGCCTGCTAGCTGCCAGGAAAGGTAATTCGAACCGCTCCAACCAGACATGTGCATTAAACCATAAAAATTATTTGTTGGCATATCTGTACTAGAGAAGAAATAGTTAACACCATTTGCTATATCTGTTGGTACGATTGTAGCAGAACGAACATCATTAACCAAAATTTTTCCTGAACCTTTGACGTTGACTTGGCTTGTAGAATGAGAACCCAATTTTAAAATTTCCATGAAAGTTGTGGTTCCATAAACTTCACTACCACCAGCTTTTAAAACATATAGGTCATCATGGTTATGTGTTGTATCTGTTGTAATCTTAATGTCTTTAGAACCATCAAACTCTGCGGAACCTGTTACGCTTCCTTCAATCGCAATATTTACGCTGTTAAGGAATTTAGAAGCAGTGTCCGCATTACCAGTAACACTAACATCTAATGTTTCATCTGTTGCTACCGGAACACCATTGTTGAAATATGTCGGCAGCTTAGCGGTTCCCGCATTGATTGCAGTAGCATTTTTGTTCGTAGTTCCTGTATATAAACCATTAGACCTTGTTGCTAATCCTTCAAACACTGGAGCGGAAATTCTGTTACTGCTTGAAATATCTCCAGAACTTGCATCTGCTGTAAATTTCCATGTGTAAATATTAACATCAGGGTCTGAAGTGGCTGTGTATCCATAGAAACCAACATCATTTTTATATCCACCGAAGTTTACAACACTTCCGTCAAGTGAAGAAAGTCCTATTAAAGGGTGATAACCACCTTCTGAAAGAGTTGTTCCATTAGAAGAATCTTTAAAATGAAGAGGTGTTTCATTCCATTTTCTTCCTCCACTCCATCTGGTTTGATTATTTTTAATTTCTACATTACTATCAGTTCTAAAATACGTTCCATCATGGTTGTGACTTGCAGGAGACGCTCCTACATCACTATAAGTAATAGTGGCTGCAACATCAGATGAGCCGTTAAAAACCACTTTTTCAGCGGTAGAAGAATCAGTTTCTCCTTTTGTTTTAAGAGTCAATGTCCCTGTTGTCTTTTGGGCCGCCGCTGCCGTATTGCTGATAACACCGGTAATAGGTTGAACCGTACCAGTGCTATCAACGTAAACAGGCTGAGAAGCAGAGCCTTTTCCTTGCGACAGTTTATCTGCCACATCAGCATTAGAAACACGACCTTGTAAAGTCTCTTTTATTCTTAGTGCCATTTTGCTCCTCCTTATTAAATAAGACGTCTAAATGAGAATGTTATAGCGTTGCTATCTTTTGAGAAGTTGCCAGAAATTTGAAGTGACATATATCCTCCAGACGTTCTGGTAGTTTGAATATAAACATCTTGCTCGCTATCTGAAGAACCAGCATTGTGAAGAATAACTTCCTCACCCGCATTCGCAGTACATTTTCCAGAATACCAACTCATTACACCGGACCAGGCTTCGTCACTTGTTGAACCAATAGTTCCACTAACACGAATGGCGTATGTACCTGTCGGCAAAGAGGTTCCCGCAATTCCTGTATCAGTCCATGTTGTGCTGCTAATTTTTAACGTTTTTGGGAACTGATAAAGTTTTAATTCGTCAGGAACATCAGAAGAAATTGTTACTGTTCCAGAAGAATCACTTGTAACTGTTGTTAAACCAGAACCAACCACTTTTAAAGAGGACGCTTTTAAAGCTGACCCATCTAAAGTTTCAACAGTCTTAATATATGTGTTACCATTCGTCGTTGCATCATTACTAGTGCTAGAAGAATTTCCGGCTCTCATCACCGCCTGATAGTGAACTTCACTTGGCATAGTTAAAGTTGTTGTGCCCGCACTTGTAATGTGACCATTGATGTCATAATTGACAACAGGAATATTAAAGGTTCCACCGTATTTAAGAGTGCTTGTTGCTGTTCCAGAAGCAGTTCCTTTTGCACTCAAAATATTTGAGTGAGAGAAAGTTGTTCCTGATAAAGTTAAGCCGGAGTTGCTTGTAGCTATGCTATATGTGGTATCTTGAGCTGGGATTCCCAAAGCTGTGATGTCAGCTTTAACAACAGAAGTTCCCGTTTTAACATGTCCTTCACTATTGGTTTCAATTTTATAAAGACCAGAGGTTAAAGCGATTCCTTTGTTGGCTACCGCGTGCTCATATGCGGCAGCTCCTAAGTCGCCACGATACGCTGTCGATTCTGTATTCCCCAAAGCTAAGCTCGCAGAGATTTCAATGTATTGTGTTCCAGTCCAACGATAAATGAGATTGGTTTTGGAGTCAATATAAATGCTTGCAGAAGAGCCTTCTTTTGGGAAGCTGTCTTTAGTATCGTATTCTTGAACCTCGTCATAAGAACCTGGTAAAAGCTCAGCGCTAATTGTTCCTGTCAACTTAGAAGCATCAATAGTAGCCAATTTTGAATCTGGAATTGTAGGGAGTCTGTCTAAAGCGAGAGTTCCTACACTGATGTCGCTCGCATTGTGTGTATGAGTTTTTGCGGCAGCTCCTACGCTGTCATAGGTAATGTTCACACTTTTTGCTGCCGAACCATCATACGTTGCTTGTGTTGTTCCATTTGTTTGAATTGTTAAAGAAGTTGGATTCTTTAAGCTCGTATAAACTTTGTAATATGGAACATCATTGATGATTGGTGTTGGCTCATATCCACTTGAATTTGTTACAGAACTTCCATTCTTAACTCCACCTAGTGCTGTTGAGGTTGCTGATGGAAGAACATATTTATTTGCTCCTTCAGCAATTCCGTCCAGTTTAGTTTTGTCTGTTGAACTCATCAAGCCTTTTGCAGAAGTTGTTGCTTCGGCATCAATCCAAGGTATGTTGACATACATTTTGTCGTCTGAAAGTTGAACTGGGTAATTTTTTTCGTTTTGAGTGTAGCCAATTTTTACCAGGCCTAGCTTGGTGGAATCTGCGGTTGAGTAAGTTGTGTCTTGTGTTTCGATTGAGTTGAGGGTTGCGCCATTTACATTCTTAAGCGTTACTGTCCTCCCCTTTACTGACAAAGACCCTCCTGCTTGGCTTGTTACGACTAAATTTCCAGAGGTTGAAGGCAAATTGATTGTTGTTGATACCGAAGTTCCATTTGGAAGAATTTGCTCCATGTGTCCAGAAGCATTGTACAAAACAATTTTTCCAGTAGAGTTTTTTTCTGTTCCAGTGGCGAGAGCGTTTCCTAAATTGATTCGAGTCCACCCCTCTGATGAGGCTGTTCCAGTTACGGATTCGATTCTACAATCTGAATTAACACTTTTCTTTAAAGATCTTCTTCCAGAAGTCGTTTCGGTTGAGTCCCATAAAAGGTCATATTTTGTGGCTGTTGAAGGGCTTTCAGAAGAGATATAAACTTTATTGGCCTGTTCTGCTAAATCAGCCGTCGCAGCATTCCCCGTAATATTAACCTGAGCTGGATGCACATGGTCGCCGCGTGCGTAACCAGCCTCTTTTCCCACCGAAGCGGTTCCCGCCATCAATGGAGTAGTAGTACTAGCTTCATTTTCTGTTGCTGTTGTTGTAATCTTAATTTCATTACTGTTTCCTTCAGCAACACCAATCAAGCCTCCGCCTGTAACTTTAATATTCGTAGTCTTACTTCCATCTACCAATTTCACCGTTGCAGTATTAGAGGTGGCTGAAGAAGAAAGCTCAGCAAGGTTTTGGTATTGTAATGGAGTATATCCAAGAGCGTCAGTTACATTCTTTGTTTTTAGAGAAATTTGTCCATTCTCTAAAGTAATATTATCGCCAACTTTAATTCCACCAAGAGTAGTGGAGGTTGCATTTGGCAATTCATAATTGTTGGCAATTAAAATTCTTTTTAGAGTGCTATCGACTGTTGCGTCAATATACAACTCTTGACTATCAGTACAAAAGTAAACTATTCCCTCTTGAAGAGGTTGAGAGTTTAATTTTGCTTTAGTGCATTTAACTGGTTTAAAATGCACTTCTGGTACATTAGCTATTGCCATCTCTTTCCTCCTTTATACATAAAAGAAAAAAGGGAATCTCGCAAATGAGATTCCCTTACTCTCATTTCTTCGATATATTTCAAAAATAAGAGCTGCTTATTTAGTAAAATTCACCAAACAGATACTAGGCGATGCTTCCCCAAACAAGGTAAGTGTTGAGAGCATCTTCTGTATATTGATTAGCTGAGGCGATAGCTGCTTCTTGAGCTGCCGTAGCAAGGCCAGAAGCTGTATTAGTTAAAGATTGTACCGTTACATAAGCTGCATCTTGAAGGCCAGTTACAGCTACTTCTGTTGAATTAACTTTAATAGTACCTTTAGTGGCGCCAGATGTAATGTTTTCTGGCTGTACTGCACTATCAGCCTTTTTACCTTGAGCTGCTGTTGCATAGTTTCCAGACGCATTAGAAATTGCTGTATCAGTATAACTATTTGCGTTTGTTTCCGCTGCACTGATAGCTTTTTCTAAAGTAGTCTTTTGACTATCAACTTTGTTGTTTAAAGTTGTAATATCAGTAGCATTTGTCTCAATATCTTTACTATTTGCGTCAATAAGACCTTTTAAAGTTGTTTCAGTGCTAGAAATCTGGCTATCAATAGTTTGTTTGTTTACATAAGCCAAATCCCCAAGGCCGGCAAGTTCAACTGTTGTTGTGCCACCTTTAACATTTGTATATGTGATTGTAGAAGCTCCACTGGTATTAGTGCCAGTAGTGATGCTTTTAACAGCAACGTCAGCATATCCTAAGCTAGTTTGAACAGAAGTTTCTAATTTATCTTTAGTAACATTAGCCGCTTTAATTTTATTTGTAGTTACGGCGCTATCTGCCAAAGCAGCTTCATCAATAGAGCTTGATTTAAGTGTTGCGATAAGCTGATTGTTGCTGTTAACACTAGTAGTAATATAAGTAGAGTTTCCACCAGTGTAAATATCAACCAAATCTTCAACATTGATATATAATTTATCATTAGTGGCATTTGCTAATGTCAAAAGAATATACGTACCAGCTGCCTGACCACTTGGATTCTTTACAACTTCACCAGAGCTAACTACCATATCTTTAGGAATATTGATGGCGGCTCCGACATCAACACCATTTTGTGTAACATAGTAAGTTGCAGAATAACCAGCTTGAGCAGCACTTGCTTTTCTAACGCTAACAATACTTGCATCTAAAGCATTTTTAGCGTCAGCTTCGACTTCGTTAATTGCTGCAACTAAAGTTCCTTTTGCCTCAGTGGTAAGATCTGCTAAATCACCAATTTTGCTATTGATATTGGAAGCAGCAGTGTCAATCATACCCTGAATAGAATCACCAGCGCCATCTCCAGTTAACGTAGATAAAGTTGCTTTAATTTTTGTAATTTCTTGTTCGTTGACACCAGCTTTGGCCATTGCATCTGCAGCATCGTCAAGGTTGGAGAGTTTAATAGTTCCTAAATATAATTCGTTTGCATCGGACAGGTAATAAAAAGTATTTTCATTTTTCTGAGCAGAAGTTAAAGCATTATATTGAGCTTTAGTCCCCTTTAAAAAGTTAACTGCCGATTTAAGTCTTGTAATTTCAGCCATTTTTCATGTCTCCTTTACATTATTTAAAAGTTTCCCACATCGTAGCACAAAGCGGGACGTATGCGTTTCCAAGCCATTGATACAACTGGCCGTCCCACACATATAGCTTGTTTGTTTCTCCAACGTCTGGCAATTCATCAGAGAATGAAACTTCTTCTTTTGGTGGGTAAGTCAATCTATACCAACGTTCCTCATAACGCCATAGAGTATTGGTTTCTTGAATAAAATAAAACCCTGTTAATGGGGTTGTTAAACCAGTTCGCTGCTCCTCAGTAGAAAGACAAATAATCTGTTTAAAGGTGGTGCGGGAACCACCTGTATCAAGAGCAATGAACCGACCGTCCGTCACGAAGATTAACTGACCATCACTAACCGGCAGAAGGTCAAGTCTTTCTTCGGTTGTTTGATAAAATTTAAGTATTGGTGTGGCCATTACTCTTCCTCCTCATTAGAACGTGTTTAATTTAAGGGCATCATCTGTGTATGCTTGCATCTCAGCCTTAGCTTCTTCAATAGCTTTGGCGGCATCTGTTCCGCCGCTACCAACGCTAGTGTCAACATAGTCTGTTAAGGTCTTCTTTAATGCGGCAGTCTGAGTGTCTGCGTACTCCTTTGATTCAGTAATAGCTTCAGTCTTAGCCGTAGAAATATTTGTATTAACTTCATCTTTAGTGTAAACATCACCAACAGTAACTTTAGTACTTAAAGCTGTTTCTAAATCTGTTTTAATCTGATTTACAGTTTCTGTGCTTGCTTTAGTATCCAGATTATTTGTAATAGTAGTTACTTTACCATCAATCTCAGCTTTAGTATAAACACTATCAGCGTCAGCTTTACCTGCGGCAGCTGCTTCGGCTTTTTCCTGGGCAGTGTTTGCAGCAGCAGTCAAGATTTCTGTCTGCGTATTTTTAAAGCTGTCAAGAATATCTTTATTCTCGTGAGTGTGCGCCTTAGCGATAGCATCATTCAGGGAGCTAACCGAGATGCCGCCATCTTTAATTTTATTTCCTGTTGTACCATCAAATACAGCAATAGAAAGGTTTGTAGCAGTATCTGGACCAGTTACAGCGCCATCAATGTTGGCCTGAACAACCATGAAGTGACCGGAAGCATCTTCGCCAGCAACATAATCTTTAGTACAGATAATCAGGTCGCCAACTTCGCAAACTTCACCAGCATAAGTTCCGGCTTCAACAACTCTCCAAGTCTGACCAGCTTTGTAGCCAGAAGTAGGCATCGGATGGTCGTCGCCGCCAACAAGTCCTGGAGCTGAGGAAGTAAGATTACCAATCAGTCCATCAACATAACCTTTATTAACAGCCTCACCATCTGCAACAGGAACCTTCGATAAAATTAAAGAGCCTGTAATTGTTCCACCGTCAGTTGTGATTGCTGTTGTTTTTAATGTTTTTACTGTTTCAACAGTATCTTTAGAGAATACTTCAACATACTCCCCATTGTGATACAGGTAAGCTGCTTCATCACTATTTCTGAAGTAAACTACACCCTCAACAGGGTTAGCAACTGGAAGTACATCTACATACTGAACATATTCTTTCAAATCTTCCTGTTGAACGCTTCCAACTGGTTTAAGTTCATAAGCACCAGCTTCACCATTCAATACGTAAGATTTATATTCTCCATCTTCTAATACTTTAATTGTTTGACCAGCATAAGCGGTAGGAGATGCCGCATATACTTTCGCTTCGTCTAGGCTACCCCAAACTTCATCTTTATCAAGAGGAAGAGCCTGTCCACGCGCGAACGCTTTTACTGCAACGAGTAAATTTTTAGATTCGTATGCCATTTCTTATTTCCTCCCTTAATTAAAATGTGACTTGGAAAGTCATTGTAGCAGCTGCGGGAACTGCCAGGCGGTAAGAGTAAACGATGTATTCAGCAGCTGTGTAGTTATTAGCGCCTTCAACATTTACTGTTGTCTGGTCGAAGTTTCCTAACAAACCAGTGTCGTTTGTTTCAACATACATAACTTTTGTAGCCGGAGAGCTTGTAGGAACTGCGAAGTACACATACTGCTGTCCTTCGTTCAAAGTGATAGTTTTTGTTGTTCCTTTAATTGTACCTAATGCCCAAGACTGGGAAGCTCTGATGGATGCAGAAGTAAATTCTGGCAAATCACCAAGACCTGTATTATAGAAACCTTTACGGTATGCGTTATAATAAGCGTCATAGGCTGTTACTGTACCAGCTTTAATCTGACCTTCAGGGGAGTCATCTCCGAAGTTGTCTTTTTTAACTGGGCCGTCACCATAAGCAACAGAAACACCAATACGACTATTGGTTTCAAGAACTTTAGTGTATTCCACCTGATTTCCTGTTACGTATGTGCTATCAATAGGTGTACCATTATAGTTAAAAGTGTAAGTTGTAGCAGCACCACCATCATTCTGTGTGAAGTTTGCCTGTTTCTTGTAAGTAATCTGCGTACCAACTTCATAATTGCCGGAAGTGTTTCCGCCAGCTACCGTAGCGATTGTAACAGTAGGAGCTTTGTAAGTTGCGGCAATTCGTTTTTGAGTCAGCATTGTCAATAATTCATCAATGCTAATACCAGCTGGGATAGTGTCACCTGCATTTAAAGCACCAACGCTTGTTCCCAACAGAGTGTAAGGCTTTTGAGATTTAGACTTGATAATGCGTTCTTCATTATTATCATTAACGATAATAAGTTCATCTGTATCGCTAGTGAAGATAACGCCACCCGCCTGGATTTTGTTACTCTCAATAGCGGAAGAAATTTTGTCTTTCTCTCCAGAATAGAATTTTACATTCGCCATTAGATTTTTCTCCTTTCAAGCTAAAACGTAAAGAGTTCTACCTCTTTTGCAGTGTCAGAGACGCCTCCGCCTCCTCCAGATTCACTGCTATTAAATATAATTTTCTCTAATGAAACGTTCGTATTATTGACAACTGCGCCAATATTGATATAATAAGTATCAGATTCAAAAGAATCATACTTAATCAATTTCTGATTTATTTCAGAGTCAATAAGAACCTTCACTAAAGTATTTTGGGCTACCTCGACGTCAGTATTGTTACCACATCTGAAGTAGCCGTTAAGATTGTAAGAGCCTGGCTCTAACGCTGCTAAAAGAATAGGAACATCTTCTGTCCCCGTTACATTTTTGATAGGAACATTTAGAAGTTGGTTGTAATCGCTAGTGCCATCTCCGCTTCCACTGAGGCCCATGAAAGTTCCATAAAAGCTAGCCATATATTATACCTCCTAGTAGACGAAATCCACCAGTGTGGAAGCGTCTGCGCCAGAAGGAAAGACCAGACTTTTAACAAGTACCACATTGTCAAGCTCATACATGCCGGTTTTACCAATAGTGATTTCAACGTCATTGATTTTTACCTTGGTCATTGGTGTCGTCTGAATACCCAGCTTCTTCAAAATTGGTTTTGAAGTTTCTGGGGTAAATTCGCCAATAGCGCCTTCGTCTGTCAAGAGGTCAATTCCGGCGGGAAGTGGGCCGCATACTTGGCCAATTCTTCCGTTGATTGTTGCCATTAGTCTTTTCTCCTTTCTATAATAGAAAGTATTCCTCTTCCTATTCTCTTTCTAAAACAAAAGTGAGAATTGCAATTTAAAGGGTATTGTCCGCGGCAACCACCTTGCATCTTTATATATCAACACATCGGAGGCTAAGGAGGCGCCGCATGGAAAACTTTTAAAATTTAAGTTATAATATGAGTGTAAAAAGAAAGAGAGATGTAAAATATGAATGATTATAAAGTTAAACAAAGCATTTATCAGCATTATCAGTTTATTAAAAATTATTACCCAGACAAAGCTATCTTAGCTGTTTGTCTAATTGGTAGTCAAAACTATGGAATTGATGATGAAAATTCAGATGTTGATTCTGTTACTATTGTTATTCCAAATACCAAAGATTATATGTTTGGTAGAGGCCGTATCAGCAAAGAATATGTACTTCCAAATGGTGAACACACTGTTGTTAAAGACGTGGTGACTGTTTATGAAGGAATGTTAAGAGGAACATTTAATATTTTAGAAATTCTTTATTCAAAATCTGTTTTTCTCAATGCTCGCTATTCAGAAGAAATTTCTTTATTCAGACATCTCTTGAAATATAAAATGGCAGAACATGCTCCTTGGGCAGATGCTTTGAGCGTTTGTGGAATGGGTTTAAATCAAAAGAAAAATAAGAAATTTAAAAGAACCCAATTCGCTTATCAATATGTTGGAATGAGATTAGCAAATAAAGAATTGAAAGACTGCTTAGACAAAGAGATGAGAGATTTCTTTTGTCCTCTTGAATATGCAGAACAGCACGGTATCGAGCTGAATGAAGAAACTTTTAAGCAAATGAGAGAAATTATCTTAGAAAGAAAATCTCAAAATCCAAATGATACAGTCGATGAATCTTTATATAGTGAATCAGAAGATTTAATTCTGACTTTGGTCATGCACAGGAGCTGCTAAGCGGTTCCCGCATGTACTAAAATAAAAAATTATATTATAATATATATGTAAATAAGGAAAGGAATTAAAAATGATTACTGTTTATCAAGGACAAGTATATGATGTATTTGAAATTTCTCAATATGTAATTGACTATTGTAACAAAAATCATTGTCATATTAGTGCTTTAAAGTTACAGCGACTTTTGTGGTTAATCAAGAGCGAGTTTGGAAATGTGTTAAATCAATCATGCTTTAAGGACGCTTTTGTGCTAAAAGATTATGGCCCAATGATTCCAAGCGTCTGGAACAGATTTATTCCTTATGGAAGCGGCAACATTCCGGCTGCGCCTTATTATAACATGCCTAATCTTAGTGCTGTTGATAAAGCACTTATTGACGGAGTATTAAAAAAGTATATGTTTGATTCTGATTACAAATTAAAGAGAACTATTTCAAATATTGTGAGTGAGAAAAATAACAGAAAGGGGTAATTGGTTATGGCTCATAAAAAAACTGTTGAACAATCTAAATTCTATTGTACTTGCTGCGGGAATGAAACTCTCCCTATCTTCAGAAAATCAAATAAAAAAAGAGAAACAGGCCACTTAAAGAAACTTTATTGTATTCACTGCAAAAGAGAAGTTAATTCTGTTGAGGTTAACGACTGGTCTAACTATAATTATGAAGATTTTAGAGTTGAGTTTGAAGGAGGAAACTTTTCAGAAGAAGGATTAAGAAAGCAGCCATTTAGACAATTCTTAAATCAGCATAAGGTTGATGCTTGAAGAGGCTGGGCAAATCAAAGAAATTTAGATGAAACAAATTCTATTCCAGAGAAGGAGAAAGATATGGACAGAAATAAAATCGTTTGGAGATTGATTCTTGAATGTGGGGCAAGAGCAGAGTTTTATCCGGCAGCAGCAAACTATTATTTAACAATGTCTGTTGGAATTGGTGATTGTGAAATTTTACCAAGTTTTTCATACTACAACAATCCTGGTTGCTTCTGCTATTTTGATACAAGAGAAGAAGCTATCGCCGCAATTCAACATATTGGTGTAGATAAATTAAAGAAATATTATTTTGAAGGGCAAGACGACTGTTGCTATCCTGAATTAGATAAGTAAACAAATAGAAAGGTAAATCATATATGAGTAAAAAAAGAATGAAAATGAACAACTGCACTGTTGACGCTAAAACTGGAGTTTCTACTGTAACAATCCACAACGAGTATGGAGAGTTTACAGGAACAGCTAAATGCTCACCAGAAGATGATTTTAGCCGCTTTCAGGGGTGCCGCCTTGCAGAACTAAGAGCTAGACGAAAATATGCTAAAAGACGCCTGTTGATTGCAAAAGAGAAGTATAAATCCGTTTGGAATACTTGTGAAGAAGTTTTTTGGGGGTGCCATAGCGAATCTGTTTTTGCCACCAATCCAGAACTTAACTGGTCAATTTATAAAATTACAAGCAAGGAAGTTGCCAGAGCTTCTGCTGAAGTAGGCAAATGGGAAAATGAGATTATCAAACTCGATGACGCTATTTGTGAAACTCAAGATATTTGGGAACAAGGTATCAAAGACCTTAAACGAAGAAAGGAAGAAAAGAAGAGAGCTTAGTCTCTCTTTTTGGTGTATTACAAAAATGATGATGAAAGATAGAAAAGAGAAAGTAGAGAAGGAGACCAAACTCTGGGCCTACGAAAAATCTGTTCTTGAACAAGAGCAAGCATTGAAAGAGGATAAGAAAAATTTTAAAAGAAAAGGTAAGACAAAAAAGATGACAACTTCAAAGAAGTTGATTACTTTTCTGTTCATTAACTGCGTAGCTATTGAAGTTTTTGCTTGTTACGCTGTTATGAAAAGTATTGAAATTTCTCAACTAATGGGAATGACTACTGACTTTTCTCCTATTAACTCACTGATTGGCGCTGTGATTGCTGAAACGATTGGCTATGCTGTATATTGTTTAAAATCAGCAAAAGAAAATACCGTGAATGGAATCACTTATGATTTAGCCATGAAGAAGTATGAGGAAGAAAATAGACAAGAGCCTATGCAAGAGCCTGCTGAAATATCAGGGGACGGAAAGGAGAGCTTAGGGTGAAATCTGCTATTAACATTTTAATGTGGTTGAAAGACAACTGGCTGACTTTGGTTATTGATTTAATTTTGATTGCAGAAATTATTAAACAGATTTATGTTTTTATGAACAAATCAAAAGAGCAAAAGATTGAGATTATCAAAGCTAAAATCAATGAGATTATGTTGAATTATGTTAAACAGGCCGAGGAAGATTATCAAGATGTGGCCAAGGCCGGAGCTTTGAAACGTGCTCAAGTTATTCAACAGCTTTACACTGATTATCCAGAGTTAAGTACAGTTATCAATCAAGAGGAAATTATCAATTATTTAGATGAATCAATCGACAATGCTTTGAAAACATTAAGAGAGATTATCAAAGAAAATTCTACGGAGGAAGTGTAAACTTTCTCCCCTTCTTTTTTAGGCGGGACCTCGTCGGCTGCGAAAAGGTTGCCGCATGTACTTTTATTAAAAATTAAGGTATAATATTTATATAAATAGGAGGAATGGCTATATGAACACTGCCACTGATATTATCAACACTTTTGTTAAAGAGATGGTTAAGAGTGTAAGTCCAAAAGAATTAAAGAATGAAAATTTTGATGTAGAAATGATTGATGTGCCAAACCTTGCAACTAAGGTAGGAAAGAATGACAAGATTGATTTTATTCAAGCTAACAGGCCGTTATACAACCATTGTGTTAAAACCTATGAAGAACCTCTTCTTAGAATGATTGCACAATCTTCTGGGACTGTTGTTGATTTTCAGTTTAATCTGATGTCTTTTCACATTTTTAAAGAGAATGATGTGTTAATTTATCACAAAATTAAAAAAGAATTGGAGAGAGCAGCCTTAGACGAAGATATTCTTCTATTGTGTAGGGGGGTATTTTAATGATTTGTAGAAATGGGAAGTGTCCGTGGAATTATGATAAACAATGTGGAAATCCTTTGCCTGTAATCAATGAAGCGGCTATGTGTGACGTTATTTTTAGACCAGACGGTAGACCAAGACATGTAGATGAAGAAGGTATTAAAAAGATTGGAAAAGAGATTGAGTTAGTTTTAGATGGAGAGCTAGTAACTGAGAAGGAGGTAGAGGTTCATGTTGAATTTGGCGATTTGGGCAGTAGCAATAGCGGAGATAGCAGCACTGATTTATCTGATGTTTCAGAATTATCTGAAAACGAAGGCTGATACTTATGAATATGATTTAGTTCTTACAGAAGCTGAATTAGATAACGATAAATGGCTTCCTGGGCCAGATTGTAAAGTTACAAGTGTGAAAATTTGTAAGGATAATCAAGAGAGAGAAGAATGGATTACAAGCGTACTGGAAGAAGAAGAGCCAAGAGAAGCGTTTAAAATAATAAGAGTAAAAGAAGACACGGGAGAGCTTTGTGGAATTGTTCTCATGTGGAGATAGGCGGGAACCATTAGGCGGCGAGCGAGGTCCCGCCTTTATATTGTAAATTTTGAAATTTTTTAGTATAATTATTTAGGAAATGAGGAAATTAAAAATGTTAAATGTTAATAAATTATATTGTTCTGTTGTGGACAAAATGGAGAGAACTCAAGAGAGGGAAATTCAGGCGTGTAAACTAGGCATAGAGTTATTAACTTTAGCTAAAGAAGGATATGAAACAAATGATATAACTAGGTTACAACAGGATTATGCTATTGAGCATAGTGATGTTGAAATAATTCTGCAACTTCTGGAGATTAAGCCTGAAACACCTCTGGAAGATTTTCGCCGTGATGTTGTTTTAGCTGACTTAGCTAGGAGCATCTGCTTGCTTTAAAGTAGGGGAGAATATTTATGTTAGACAAAAATGTTTTGACTCGCGTTTTGATTCTGATTGCAGATTGCGGGTTCTTGAGTTTGGCTACCTCAATCGTTGTTTTTGCCATGTCTGTTATCCTAGAGGTTGCTTATTATGCGAGGCCGGAATTGACCTATCCGACTTGGTTCTATAACGTCTGGGCGTTTACAGCCGTTGTTGCTATTGTTTGTATAGTGGTCGGCTGTGTCGGCTATTTTGTATGCGTACAGTTTAAAAAATAAAAAATTTATGTTATAATGTTATAAGAAGAAAGGAAAGTAGAGGGGGTGTCCTTATCGCGGCGGAGGAACCCCCCAGGAACAAGAATTGGAATTATGTTTTACGTATCAATGATTCAAATTAGCCTCGTAGGTGTTGCTATCCTGGCTGGTCTTTTAGTTTTAGGCTATATTGGCGATATTATATGCTGTGCAACTCAAATTGTTCAACCTATTGATGATTGGGTTGAATATTGGGAAAGCGGTGTTATTATCTGCTTTGTTGTTTTTTTAATTGGTGTTATTTGTATGGTGCTGCGCATATAAGAAAGGAAGATAAGAATGAAAAAAGAATGTGTTATGTTAATTGGCGTTCCAGGGGTGGGAAAAACTACCTATGCGAATGAGTTAAAAGAAAAAGAAAAAAATAAGGACTGTAAAATTTTTTCCAATAAAGATGTTGAGAATGAGTTTTACAATATGACAGATGACCAAGTATTTGCAAAAGTGCATGAGCAAATTGAAAATTTCTTAAATAGCACAAAGACAAAAGAGAAAGATAGATTGGCTATCTATGATGCAACAAACATTAAAAAAGAAAGACGTAAAACTTTCTGCTCTCGTATGAATGAACAGGATATTGAAGTCAATGCGGTTTTCTTTAATGATACCCTTGAAAACTGTTTAAAGAAAAACGCTATGAGAGATGAGCAGGCTCTTCCACATAATCTTGAAATGGACTATTATGACCTTGAAGTGCCTTATTATAATGAAGGATTTAAGAGTATTGAAGTTATTAACATGGAGGAAGTTGAAAGCTGCGAGTAAGGTCCCGCAGCTTTTATTATTTTAAAAATTTATATTATAATATATATGTAAAAAGAAAGAGGTATATATTATGATTAAAACAAAAAAACTTTACCATGAATTAGCCCCTAATAATTTCCATAGAATTTATGACTTCCGCTTCAAAAAAGATGCAAACTCCTCTGTTATGGAAGTTGTTTTAATTAAAACTAAAATTACAATAGATAATAAGAAAAGCTATGAAGTTTACGTTAGTGATAGCGTAGAAATGTCACCTTTCTATTATCTCCTTGATGATGTTGTCAACTTTTGTGTTCAAAGCGGCTATATGGACGAAGAAGAAATTTTCAATAACCATGGATTGAGTGACGAAGAACTTTTTGCTGGAATGGTATTCACTTATGGTGAACAAGAGATGTTAAGTAAAATTCACCCTTGCTCCACAATCACAAAAGACGACCTGATTTATTATCTTTATGATTCTTCCTTTGATTTTCCAGATGATACTTATTTATTCTAGCGGCACCTCCTTGGCGGTTGTTTGAATAAAACGTAAAGCTGCGAAGCAGTTCCCGCCTCATTTAATTTTTAAAAAATTTATATTATAATATATATGCAAAAGGAAAGAGGTAATAAATATGAACATTTGGAAAACTTTAGCCGTATATCAAGCTATTGAGGAACTTTCGCAGCGGTATTCAGAAGCTCTAATTATTACAGAGGATATAGTTAATTACACTTTCACTCTTGTTTCTGATAGAGCTTCACAGAAGTTGGAAAAATTGTATGAAGGAATGGAGATGTCTGATAAAGAAGTTTGGGATACTCTTGGTGAGCTAATTCTTCAAGATGTAATTGTGGTAGGCTATGATGAAGAAGCTGAACATTATTACATTCAAATTGTAAGACCTTTACCATTGGAGGGATAGAATTGAGTATTTATTTAGAACCTAAAGATTTTCAAGAAGTGTGTGATATTACACACGCAGTATTAAAAAGGATTGTTGAGATAACGGAGAAAGAATCTATTCAAATTGAGTCGCTAACAGACTTTACAAGAAAAGATTTGTTTCCTCTTGTTCAAAACATGACAGACAAAGAACTAGACACTCTTGTTATATGGGACGCCTTAGACGCCCTGTGTGACATGGAAAGAATTAGACTTTACAGAAGCGAACCTTGGTACTTAGTGGTTTATTAAATCGGAAACTTTAAAAATTAAAAAATTTAAGTTATAATATATATGTAAAAAGAAAGAAAGAAGGAATAAAAAATGTTAGGCTACTACCCACAGTATATGGCAGTTATTTTCGATGATGTTGAACAGGCTCAGATTATTAAGGAGTTAATTAGTAAAGCAGAAAATTCAGAAGAAATAAAAGAAATTGTTGACGACTTTATGTATGAACCTGGAGAAGAAACTATTGATGGTGTACACTTTAGTTGCATTGACCCCGCTATCTATGAAAAGTACTTTAATGATTTTGACAACCTTCCAATCTTTGGTGGAGATAAAGGATTATTGTTCTTTGAGGCCAATAAGATTGATGAGAATGATGCTGAAGGAGAGCTTGATGACTTGGATTCCTTAAAAAAAGTTATGACTGAAAAACACGGTTGGACAAAAGAGAAATTTGAAGAAGTGTTTGAAGAATTACTTGATGATGACGCTATTGAAGTTGAATGTGGTTGGAGAACTAAAAAAGTTTACATCAGTGTGAATACTGAAAGATATTACTGGTAAAAATAAAAAATTTATATTATAATATATATGTAAAAAGAAAAAGAAAGAAAAACAAGAGGTAAGAAAAATGACAAAAGTTGAAATGTATGAAATGCTGCTGAATATGGAAGAAGTAAATGCTAATGATGAACTGGTTGCTAAAATTCAAACTGAACTTGATGTATTGAGTCGTAAATCCTCTAACGAATCTGCAAAACGTAAAGAGAAAAAAGAACATGATGCAACACTTCGCGGAGTAATTCTTACAGTGCTTCAAGATGCTGGTGAACCATTGTCACGAACTGGTATCCAAGAACGAGCTGAAGAACTTGCCTCCCTTTCCCCACAGAAAATCACTTCTCTGATTTCTCCAATGGTTAAAGATGGTACTGTTAAGAAAAGTTTAACAATGATTGAAAAGAAGAAAAGCACAGTTTACTCTGTGTAGACGAAATAAAAGTTATCCTCCTTTCCGGAAAAGAGAAGTGAATTTCACTTCTCTTTTCTTATGTGCGGGACCTTGTCGGCGGTAAAGAGGTTGCCGCATGTATTTTATAATAAATTTTTGTTATAATATAAATGTAAAAAGGGAAAGAGGTTATAGATATGAGAAATTTGAATAACTACATCGGAAAGTGGTATGATATGTTGTTTGAAATTGGTATTGTTTGCCCAGAAGATAAGATTACATGGAGTGTTAACAAAAGACTGAGAAAATGTTTTGGCAAATGTATCTATGAAAATGGTGAATTTGAAATTCAAATTTCTGATATGATGCTTGATGAGAACACCCCAGAATCCTCTTTAGACCATGTTGGTATCCATGAAATTCTTCATGCAGTTTGTCCAGGAGAAGGACACACTGGAGAATGGCGCTATCTGGCTAATCAGGTTAATAAACATTATGACTTAGGCATTAGCACAACAGCAAACATTAAAGATTTGCACATTCCTTTAAAATATTATAAACACGTTCTGCGTTGTCCAGAATGTGGCGGTTTATATGGTTTTACACGTTTAACTAAATCTGTCAAAAACCCTGAAGATTACATGTGCCCAAAATGTAAACATGAAGGGTTTGAAATAATCAAAGGAGGCAAATGATATGATTATTACAAATGAAGTTTTAGGAGCTATGATTAACCAATCTATTGACTATCCTCTTGCGGAATGTAAGATTGAAAAAATTGATGACCTAAAATTTACATTCACCCCACCAGACGGAACTGCTGAAAAAGTTATTGAGATTGATTTATGGCGCGATAAATGCGCCTTTAGTCTTAATAATCACAGCTCTTTATTTGATTTTAGTGAGTTAGATTGTATGAGAGATTTGATTAAAAGTCTTAAAGTTTATTATGGTGTTTATGTTGAGCCACTACAAGAAGCTCTCAATGCAAAAGAGTTAAAAGAGGGCGTTTCTTATCAGTTCTACCGAGGAGATGAAATGAACCATTTCCTTTCCCCATATACTGTTGAATTGGTTGGTTCAGACTTCTTTATGTTAAACAATGGAACAAAAGAAAAGATGTATTCTTACGACGAGCTTCTTAAAATTATCGTTTTAAGACAAAAGCCTCCAAAAGGGTTTAATAGAAAAGAGTTGATTTCTATTTGCAAATCTGTTCGCGCCCCTTGGAGATTCTATAAAGATTTTTCCAGAATTTGGACAATATATTTTGACAATTCAAAAAATTTTTGATAAAATAAATATGAAGAAAGGCAAAGAAGAAAATCCACTATAAACCTACCCACTTGCAAAAACCTTTATTCATCATCTAAAAAGGAATCTTCTATAATAATTGCCATTTCTTTAAAGAGTCTCTCAAACAGCCGGAGAGACTTTTTTAGTATGCGGGACCTCATCGGCAGCGAACAGGGCGCCGCATGGAAAAGAAATAAAAATTATTATATAATATATATGTAAGGAGGAAAGATAAATGAGCATTATCTATTGTGCAGAAACAAGTTGCCCATTCAGACGAGAAACTTGGTGTATCAACCCTATTGCTGAAATAGGGGAAGATGGAAGTTGCTCCTATTACAAATCTCCTTTTGGTTTGTTGGGTAAAGAAGAAGTAAAACCAGAGAAAAATGAATTTAAACTTCTCAGAGAGCAAGAGAAGGAATAAATAAAGGAGAAAAATTATGACTGTATGTTATGTTGCTGATGTTACCCCAGATTTGGATGCGGAAGAAATTAAAGACTTTGATTCAGACGAGTTTCACTACAACATTGACAGGGCTGTTAAACAGCTTATTCGTGAATTGCTTCCTATTGATTCTATGACAAATGCGACTTATATTGGTTATGTTTATAGAATTGAAAGAGAGGAGCATGACTTAGAAGTGGAAGTTGAAGTTAAAGAAATTATTCCAATTTCAGTTTACACTAAAGTTGAGTGGAGGATTGGTGCGTGAATCAAGTTGCCTTACTGAGAAGATTCAAGAGTATGGATATGAAGTCTGCTCTTGAATTAACTTTGCTAGAATTGTTAGAAGAAGATGACTGTCTTGTTTTAGACGGAAAGACTTGGGATTTATTGTTTAAATTAGGTAAAACTTATTTAGGTTTATCTGCTATGACAGTCAGAGTGAAGGTTGGAGTTGCCTTAGAAGAACTTGAAAAAGAAGGTAGGATTCGTGTGGAGGAGACATATGACCACGGAGGAGCTTATCTTATTTTTAGACCATTAGAAAAAGGAGAAGAAGATGGAAGAGAAACAGACACAGACGACAACAGAGAATCAGGAACAGAAAGAGACGAAAAAGATGTCCTTCTTTCAGAAGAGAGTGGCGGAAATGATAGAGCAAGCGAAAGCCATGCAGGCTGAGATAGAAGCTCAAGGAAAAGATGATATTAAAAGTAAACTTTTAGGAGAAGAATAGAATATGAATCCTCTGGACAAAACAATTAAAATTCATGTGGGAAAAGAACAAAAGAAAACAGAAGAAGATTGGTATAAACAAGTTGAAAAGGTTGGCGTTGCTTTAACTAAGAGATACATTATAGAACAGTTTAACGAAAACCCTCAATGGTTAGTTACCAATAATTTAGGACAGTCTTTTAGAAAAATGGAAATTCAAAATTCATGGGGCGTAGAAGATGATTTCCTTCACAGTTTTGCTGATGCAGCATATGAAGCTGGTATTTATCCCAAATCAACAGAAGATAAACTAATAGATTCTAAGATGTATATTTACCAGGCTTTAATTCAGTTGAATAAAGAGAAGAAGTTTTCCTTTGTGGAGGATAATATGCTTAGTCCAACATATATTGTTGAATACAGGGATTATTGGTCTTATATTGATGAGAAGCGTGTTCAATTTATGGAACAATATGTGAAAGACAATAGGGTAGAGTTTGAGACACGTATTAAACAGAGAATGGAGCGTTATGAATAAGGTTGATATTGACATTTTGTTAGGAACTTATGGTGAAACAAAAGATGAAAAGATTAAAAGGTTAGAAAAAGAAAATTTGATGTTGCAAGCTAAAGTTGACGCTTTAACCAAGTTTATTAAAGGAACCCTGCACGGCACCTTGATGGAGGAGAATGATGAATCAACAACGTTTAATTGAGGAACTGTTGGAAGCGAATAGAGCTTTAAGAGAAGAAAACAAAAGACTGAAACAAAGTTATACAATCGTATTTGGTAATCCAGAGGACCAACAAAGCATCACATTTTATTCGGGGGATAAGTCTTTGAAGAAAGAAAGAATCCCTCAAGATATTCTGGAAGAAATGTTTCAAGAGTATGAATAATCTTTTATGCGGTGGCCGAGATGGTCGCCGCATTTATTTTTTTATTATTTTATATTATAATATATATGTAAATGAAAGAGAGGACTTAAAAATGTTTAAGAGTGATAGAGAAAAGTATAATGAATTGATGGGTGCCTATCTTTTAACAGCAGAGCATGTTGAAGAAATTCAAAAGAGATTAGATGATGTTAGACAGGCTATTACTTTAGTTGAATTAAACAGTGATGAATTGAATGAAGCCTATGAGGACTTGCAACATCAATACAAGGAAACTTGTGCTGAACTTGACAATCAGATTGACAGAGTGCAAGAGTTGGAGAATGAGAACGAAGCCTTAAGACAAGAGATTGAGAATCTGCGTATGAGCCAAGAAGACTGGTTTGATTAGCGGGACCTTGTTGGCAGAATAATGTACTGAACATCAGGCGGCAAAGCAGTCGCCGCCTGTATTAAAATTAAAATTTATATTATAATATATATGTAATAAGAAAGAGGTAAAAAAATATGAAACAATGCAAATATACTGACGGAATTGACCCACGCACTTTAACTGAAAATATTTGTAACTCTCTTGCTCGACAGCTTGATACAGATTTGGAGTGCTTTCTGACAGACTTTGAAGTTGTTAAATATGAATTTGATAATTTGGTTCAGTTTGGTTGTGAATATTATCTTAGAAACTGGGGAGGCGTTGCTGGAGAGATTATGCCTTTTGTTGATTATGAAGGATATGCAAGATGGCTGATTGATAAGGGAGATATTGCTATGTATTATGATGGTGATAAAGGCATTGTTTATGTGGTTGAATAACAGGCGGCAACCCAGGCGCCGCCTATATAATAATTAAAAATTTTGTTATAATATATATGTAAATAAGGAAAGGATAAAAAGATGGAAAATAACTTTTGGTACACTATTGACCTTGATAACTTGGAAGAATATGAACAGTTGATTGAAGCTCTCTTGCTTACTCGTTATGATAAAAATGAAGCTGAAAGAGAAGCAAATAGATGGATGCAGGCTCAAAAGGAAGAGCAACAGCGCAGAATTGAAGCTGAAAAGAAAATTGAGGAGCTGAATGGCATCATTGATGATTATGTAAATAAAATCAATGCTCAAGAAGATTTGATTACTGAACTGAATGGCAGACTTTATGGCAAGAGAAGCCCTGAAGCATGTTACAGTTACTATGATAATTATTGTGATACTATTGGAATTGGAGAGGAAGAATAATGGAATACTTTTGTGTCGCAGTTGCTATGGTTATTGTTTTGGTTGGCGGTTCTAACTTTTATAAAGTGTTTGAATGGCAAGAGAGAAGAAGGAGAGAAAGATTAAGAAATGAAAAGAAATGAGACAAGAGAAGAATTAAGAAAAAGATTGAAAGAAACCTTTTGTCCTGGTAAGGATATTCCTACCGCTAATGCTCAAGAGGCTTTAAATGAACTGTGGGAGCATTTCTTTCCTGGCAGATACGTTGGAGACTGTATGAGCGGCCCTCAAGCAAACTTTATAATGGTTGAGGAGATTGAAAATAAATTTCCTAGAAAGATTGATAATAAACAAGAGAAGAAGAAGTTGGAAAAGAGAGTTGCAGAGCTGGAGAAAGAAGTTGAAGGCTTAATAAAAGAGAATGTTCAATTAAGAATTGATGTCAGCTTTTTGAACGATGACTTTAAAAGCCGCCATGGAATTTATTAGGCGGGAACTGGTTGGTTTCCGTCTGGATGATTGATGAAGATGCTAAGGAGGCCCCGCATGAAAGAGAAACGAAGTGTTGAAGAAAGATATTCTGTGATTATTGACTTGTTTAATGATGTTAACGAGAAGTGTGTTTCTCTTTCTTTTGATGAGAAAAAGGACTTTCAAGAGAAGTTGTTGAAGCTGTTCATTAACTATAATAACTTAGAAGAAGATGTTAGAGAATTGAAACAAGAGAATGAACAGTTGAGAGAATTGGTTCGTAAATATAAGAAGAAGGCAGATAGCTATGATTATCTGACCAAACCTTTTTAAAGCGCGGGAAAGCATGTATTAGGCCACGAGGAGGTTGCCGCATGAGTAAAGTTTTTATGGAGATGGAAGTTTTTAACGCTATTATTGATGAGAAAGATGAGTTGGAAAAGTCTAATAGTGTCCTTAGAAAACAAAGTCAGGGATATTTAGAGGATTTAAGAGCTGCTAATACAGAAATTAAAGATTTGGAGGAGAAGCTGAAAGAGTTGGATAGATATAAGGCTCTTGCTGAAGATTTGAATAATCAGAATCTGAATCTTTTGAAGATTAAGTCTGAATTGCAAAGGGAATTAGATGCCACTGAAGCTGAGAATGAGAGTCTTTATAATCAGTTGATTAAAAGAAATGATGAGCTGCTTAAAATGAAAGATGAATGTGAAAGATTAAAAAAGGCTAATAGAGAATTGGAAGATGAAACGTATGACCTTGAGGATTTAAACATTGAGTATTACAATATGTTGTGTGCAGAAAGAGATGCGACTTCAAAATTAAAAGAGGAATTAAAGTTTGTAAAAAATAAGAATGAAATTTTGATGGAAGATTTGGTTGAAACAGACCATCATTTAGATGAAGCTCTTGATACGATGAGTTTAATGCAGTATGAGAATGATAATTTGGTTGAAGAAAATTTGGACTTGAAAAATACGGAAAAGGTGTTGCGTTATCAGATAGATGAGATGTGTAAACAACTTGAGGAATTTAGAAAGAGAATGCACTTAGATATTACTCACGATGATGAAGAGGCTGAAGGCACATATTATCCTAGAACATTTCAAGAGGGAATGAGAGAGATTACACATTTATATGAGGGTTTAAGGAAAGATATTGCCGGGCTGGTAGAGTATTGTGAATGGAGAGATGAAGAGTTTTCTCGTATCAATGATGAAAATTATGAATTAAGATTAAAAAAATATGAATTTGGTAAATTAGTACGAAAGGTAAAGGAATCATTAAATGAATTTGAAGATTGGCCTGGTTTATTGAAAGAGTTAATTGGAGAGTCTGATGACTGAATTTTTTCAGATTGCTAAAGCTCTTTTTCTTATTCTATTAGGAGAGTTTGGAGCTTTTTTATTCTTCTTACCAACCGCACTCGCCATGTTTATTTCAAAAGAATATGAAGATGAAGGAAACAATAGAAAACAACTAATTTGGATGCTCATATCTATGTTCTTATTATTTACAGATGTTTGTGTTGTTATTTTTGTATTATCAAAGATGTACGGCGCCTCGTCGGTGGTGTTGTAAATGAAACATAATGCGGCGGTTAAGATGGTCGCCGCATTTCTTTTTTTAAAAATTTATTGTATAATATATATGTAATAAGAAAGGAAACAAAAAGTGTTAATACATAAAGACACGAGGGGGTCGCCGCATGATTGATAATTATTTGGAGATGAGTGCTTATAGTTGCACTGTTATTGGTGAATTGTTTGGTACTATTGCTTCTCTAAAAGAGATAAATCAAATCTTTTAGACAAGGAAAATGAAAAATTAAGACAAGAGAATGAGAAACTTAAAAGACAAGTTGAGCTTCTGAACGAAGGAATCACTGCTGCTCCAACTAATGAGTATTGGAAATGGTATTATGCTCACGAAGATGAGTTGAATGATTGACGCCAAGGAGGCGCCGCAAAGGAAGGAAAATTGATTATGTTAAAAGTTTTAGAAATTTTAGTTAAAGTTATCGTATTTGTTATTTATGGAAGTTTGATGTATGAGAACGCTTTGAGCGGTCTCTCTTCCATCGAAAAAGGGAAAAATTTGCATGTAGTTATCCCTGTTGTAGGTTTCTGGGCAGTACTTTACACTTGTGCTCTAATGTTCGTACTCGAAATTTAGAACATTTAAGGTTCACACAAAACGACGCAAAGGAGGCGCCGCATGCTTAAAAGAGATTTGGAATTTTTGGTTGATGAGATGGGTTCAACAGAAGAAGAATGGTTGGAAAGATATGAGAATGGTGAACTTTACGTTTACACAAACTGTTGGACTTTTGCGGATTTTGGAATTGCGTACTGTGATGATAATTGTCTACTAGACAACATTCCCGCATGGATTTGTATGTATATGGATTACGAAAAGATGGGAAAAGATATACTTATCTCAGAAAACGCAGTTTGGGATAAAAATTCGGGAAAGGTGTACTTGTACTACGGGTAATTCGCTTTGCTCATACCCTTCGTAACAAGTACTTGAACAAAAGAAAAAATGAATGAATGCGGGGACTATCCTTAAGGAAGCAAAAAAGATGCTGTGCCCGCATTGTTATATGAAAATTAAAACATTTGAAAAAAATGATTGGTCAAAAGGGGGGCAAAATGCCTTCCTTTTTTTATGTATGTCTGAGAACAAAAAGAAAACTGCACTTTTCTTTCAGAGTCTCAAAGGAGAATGTTTATGGAAGCGAATAAGTCCCGCAAAAATGAGATTATGTTATCGTTCATTAGGCAAGGTGGAACCATATTCGTGAAAGGTTACGTTCCCATTTATCATACTCTTGTGTATAATATTATGGAGGAAACAGCCGAACAGTTTATGGATTCAAGACCTAATGCGCAAAATGCGTTGTTGGAGTATAGTGAATCTTTTGTGGAGTTGATTCTTGGTAAGGTTATCAATTATGAGAAAAGAATTGATGGAACCATCGTTTATTCAATAGCTCACCCTGAAATGTGGAGAGTTGATGAGGATTTGGCCGGGCACAAACATGTTCACATGAATCCTTATTATTTGAAGGAAATTAAACAAGAGTTGAGCTATCATAAGAAAATTTTTATTAAGAAGAAACATTTGTTGGAGTATCCTTCTAATTATTTGGAGAGAGAATTTCCTCAATATTCAGGAATTGCAGTGCAGTGTGTTCTTGAAGATATGTGTAATGAGGGATACTTTACTTGGTATGATGAGCCGGACAGTTTAGAAGTCGGTATTGCGAGAGCAGACACAACATAGTTGTGTCAACTCTCTGCAACCTCCTAACTAAACTGTCCTGAGACTACTCTTAGGTTCATCGTGTGCGGGACCTCACTCACTTCGTTCGTGTTAAAACATGGATGCTGCTGAGAGGGTCCCGCATTATTTGTTTATTCTCTATTGTTTGTGAGGCCGAAGGTCTCACACTTTTTAACTGGGTTTATAAAAAAAGTGACTAAATTAGAGGTGTGATGGTTAATGTATGAAGATGCAAAATAGGCGCCGCGCGTATATTTATTTCTTCTTCTTTTTATTCTTCTCTTGTTGAGGTGTGTGTCCGCTCAGCGGACGAGTGTTCACAACGTTCACACTCAAACTTGCTCGCTGTTGCTCGCTGCGTTTGAGTGTTCACTATGCGCCCACTCTATGCGCCTTTCTTTTCTCTATTGTTGACTGGCGGCGAAGCCCCAGTCAATTTTAATTTAGTTGAGTGGACATTTTTATCTTGGAAGAAAATGAAAATTTTGATATAATATTGAAAAGGAACAAAGTGTTCCTTTTGATATAATAAGCAGCCAATCTTGTTCCTTTTTTTGTGTAAACATTAAAATATAGGTTACACAAAAAAAGGAACAACGACAGCAGCTAGAAAGGATAACTAAAATGATTGAATTACAACCAGGTATTACAACCAACAAAGAGTTGGCTGAGTGGTTCGGTATCAAAGAACCAACTTTTAGAAAAAGAAAACAAGAGAAACTGGAATTGCTCAAAGAATATTGTGACTTTGAAGAACTTCCAGACGGGAAAATTAACATTACCTACGTAGAGGCCGCAGGCCTCACATACGAAAAGAAAAAATCAAAGAATATGGAGTTGATTAACAAAAAGGTTGAAGAATACACATTAGGTTCTAAAACAAAGTGTTCTAAGGGAACAACAATGTTAAAAAGAATGAAAGCAGATAAAGCCTTCTCTTCTCAACTGACTATTGGTGAAAGAACTCAATTAAATTACATATATATAAGCATGAAGGAACAATGGGGAATCGCAAAAACTGCAAGAAAAGTTGGAACAATAGGAAGATTAGGCACAAGAGAAAAGGTTCTTTGTTTTTATAATGGGGAAGAATGGGAGCCGGTTAGCGAAGCAGATTTGGAGTTCTTTTACTCTTGTAGAAAGGAACAAAGTTTACAAGAGAAGAAAGAGGAGGTTGAGGTTGTTTCTCAATACGCCGCGGGGAAAATTTGTAAAGATGAAGCTAATAAGTTGTTAAATGCGGCGGATAAAAAGTTGGCGGAATATTTTTATGCGTTGGAGAAGTTGAGTGAAAGATTAGATGGGAAGCCTGTTGATTGGGCGATGAAATGTGAGAGAGCTGTGTGGGAAGAGTTTTGTTCGGCTGCGCTCGCTGAGAGGGGAAGTTAAGGCTTCCCCTACCAGTATGAATGAAAATTTTGATATAATAATGAAAAGTGATATGTTATCACTTTTTTATATATAAAGCTGCTAAATGAACTATTGTTAAAGGAGCGAATTTGTTCCTTTTTTTTTAAAGACTGTTAATATATAGGTTTAAAAAAAAAGGAACAAACTAGCTGTCTGATGGTTAATGCATGAAGATGCAAAATAGGCGCCGCCCAAGTGTTAATTATTTCTCTATTGTCTGTGAAGCCGAAGGCTAAACAGTTGAGGTGTGTGTCCGCTCAGCGGACGAGTGTTCACAACGTTCACACTCAAACTTGCTCGCTGTTGCTCGCTGCGTTTGAGTGTTCACTATGCGCCCACCCTATGCTTCTCTTTTTCTTCTATTGTTTCCATGGCGGCGCGCAAGCGCCCCATGGTTAGGAAATTTTATCCAGTGAACTGTACGTTTTATATATATTCTAAGGCGTACAGTTCACAGGATAAGATTTTTTTGGATAAGATTTTTAATTTTATCCATTTATTTTTCATATAATAATGTAAAGAAAGGAGAGAAAAAATATGGATAAACCAACTTTACATTTTGGTCTTATGACCTATGAAGAATTAGCAGCATGGAAAGGAGGAAGAACAACAGCAAATGGAATTAGAAAACAAACCACAAAGTTTCTTACCGAATTATCTTCCTATTGTGAATTTGACAGAGTAAAAGAAAACGGAAAATATGTAGGCGTAAACATAAAAAGAATCTACGGCAGCACAATGTACCTTACATTAAGCCGCAAAGCAAGTCCCGCATATTTCATCATGTTAGACTTCCTTCCAGTATTCTTTAAAGAAAAACAAGAGCATATTGGAAGTATCGCAGAAGCATCAAGAGCCGCAGAAGAAAATTTTGCAAGCACAAACATTTCTTTAAACACTTGGGAGAAACAAGGTCGCAATGCTAGAAATTATTTGTTTGGTGATGGGTTAACAAACAAAAGAGGAAAAATTGGAACATCAGAATATGTGTTTTGTGTATCAAGAGGTGGTAAGGCAAGACCTTTTACAGAAGCTGAGAATAAAAGATGTATAGAATTGTTACATAAATATTACTCAAGGTCTGATGAGAATGTGAAACAGCAAGCTCTCTTAGATTCTCTTGTTAAAGAGGGAGAGATGAGTGCAGAAGCGGCGAAAGAGAAGAAGGAAAAGTTAGATAAGGAGGAAAGGAAGGATAATTATGAAACGTTTAGAAGAGCGTTTAATGGGACGTTGATGAATGGAGAATATTTGATTAGAGGAATTAAATGTGTAGAATATGAGAGCGGGAATGCGTTCTTTATGGAGGAGGATTAGTCTCCTCCATTTTTTTTATGCGAATATAGTAAGGGTACCTTTGTGAGAGTCTAGGACACCTTCTCCACGTTTTTTCTCCAAGTATGATAAATGTGTCTGCCCGATCGGCCTCACTATTGTCAACCTAATAATCGCAAACCTAAATATAAATTTCTCCCCAATCCGATACAAACGGCTCAGAAAAACCGTTTCAAAAAACTCATTCAAAAAATTTCGTTTCAAAAAGTCAAATGAAAATTTCTCAGCTTGACAAAAACAAAAAATTCCTTGTCAAGTAACCGATCGGCAGCTTGACATGTTTAAAATTTTCCGCGTCAATTCCACGTCTTTTCGAACCTAAAGGATTAGAAAAAATATGGAAAAACGCTTTGGCCATGTACTATCTTTAAAGACACAAAAAGGTTGCCGCGGTCAAAAATTTCAAATTTTCTTTCTGTTGTTTTGAGTAGATAATAGATGGTAATTTTTACTTAAATGTTTATCATCTCACGCAGAAATATTATCATAAAATCCCCCACATATATATATTATATGTACCGGAAAAAGTGATAATATTTCTGCCGAAGAGGAACTCCATGTTTAAAAAATAAAAGGTGGTATTAGCTGCCGATTCTATGATAAGGAGTTTCTTTTAAGATGGTCAGAAAGGAGCGAGACAATGAGACCACAATTACATTTAGGAGAAATGAAAAGTCAAGAGATTGCAGATTGGTTTGGAGTGGCTTTAACTTCTTATAACCAAAGGAAAAGAAAAGGAACCGCCTACTTGACGCAACTCGAAGAGTATTGTGCTTTTAAAGAGAAGCGCGGCGGCATTGAAGTTCTTGAAATTTATATGTCTGAGTATATTCCAAGAAAAAGCAAGATGGACGCCGCCTGTAAAGCAATTGCCGAAAGATGGACCAGTCAACCAGATGGATATTCTACTTCCGTTTATCTATTAAGAGATTTTATGGGTGAGCACTGCAATGACGCTGATTATGCTTTCTTATGGGAATATAAAGAAGATACGTTAACAAGAAAAATCTGCAGTTATCGTCAAGAATGGTGGGGCAATGGCCGCACTGTGACAAAAGGCACAAAAGGCCACTCAAAACGCATTCAAGGCGTTAAAGATAAAGAAACGGATATGCCACGTTTAATGACAGTAGAAGAAGAGAAGTTAAGAAACGAACTTATTAAAAAATATTATACGCCTAAGACAAGAGAAGAGTTTAATGATTTAGCTGTTGACTTATTAGACGAGCATGAAACTCAAATGCCTATTCGCAGAAAGGATTATAAAATTACTGTTATGGACAAATTTAGAGAAATGACCGGCCTTACTTTGGTAAATGGAACTATGTGTTGGGACGGAAAAGAAGAAAAGATTATTTGGGACGAGGAGTTTACTTTCGAGTAGACTCCTCTTT